TTCGGGAAGAACTTTGCCGCCGTGATAATTGATGAATGTCACGGCCTGACACCCACCATCAAGGTTATCATAGATGCCATGCGGGACGCCAATGAGAACCTGCGCGTGATCGGACTGTCGGCCACCCCATACCGCATGAACACGGGGTACATCTTCAACAAGTGGCCCGATGGGTCACCTGTGGCGGAATGGCAGACCAAGAATCCGTATTTCGCGGCCTGTGTCCACAGGATCAGGGCGGGCGAGTTGATTGATGAAGGTTTCCTGACCAAGCCCGTGATCTCCGAGACTGGCGCTGACGGCTATGAGACGCTGAAAATGCAAATCAACAGGACTGGCAACTTCAACAGCGCCGACGTTGATATGGCATACCACGGTCACGGCAGAAAGACGTCCCTGATCGTGGCGGACATCGTGCGTCGGTCATCTGATCGGCGTGGCGTGATGATCTTCGCCGCCACCATCCAACACGCCGAAGAGGTCATGGCGAGCCTTCCGCCCATCCTGTCGGCCTTGGTGACGGGTGAGACGCCAAAGGCAGAGCGGGACAGCATCCTGCGCCGCTTCAAGGCGCACCAGGTCAAGTATCTAGTCAACGTGTCAGTCCTCACCACGGGGTTTGACGCGCCGCACGTTGATGTCGTGGCCCTACTTCGGGCCACTGAGAGCGTCGGCCTGCTTCAGCAGATGATTGGCCGTGGCCTGCGGGTGGCGGATGGCAAGATAGACTGCCTGATCATGGATTATGCCGAAAACATCGAGCGCCACTGCCCAGATGGCGACATATTCAGCCCTGAAATCTCCGTCTCGGTCGTTGGGGGCGAGAAGTCAGAGATCAAGGCGGAATGCCCCCTGTGCGGCGCGGACAATCTATTTTCAGGAAGGCCGAATAACGAAGGCTTCAAAATAGATCGCTTCGGACATTTCTTGGACCTTGACGGGAACCCAATCGAAACAGAGTGGGGGCCGATGCCCGCGCATTACGGTCGCCGCTGCCGATCAACAGTCAATCTGGCGGGAAATGAGGTCCAGTGCCGCCACCGATGGACATTCAAAAAGTGCGGCCTGTGCGACACAGAAAATGACATCGCGGCCAGATATTGCGAGGGATGCAAGGCCGAGATCGTTGACCCGAACCAGAAGCTGGCAATCGACTTCAAGAATTTGAAGAAAGACCCCACCCGACGCCAGACGGACAAGGTCGTTGAGTGGAGAGAGCGTGACCACATTTCCCACTCTGGAAAGGCCACGCGCAGGGTTGACGTTGTGACCCCATATAGGTCATTCTCGTTCTGGGTGCTGAAAGAGCCGACGTTCCACAAGGCTAGGGTCCAAAAGTCCCTCTTTAACGAACTCAAGGGCAGTATACCGCTTACGATTACATACATAAAAGATGCTGACAGTGGCTTCTACAGCATCTTGGCTTACAATGAGGTTCCAGATGAAAGTTCCAGCGGACATTAGGATTTTTGGCGACATGGAGTTTCGGGGGCCATGCGCCTCCGAGGCTGCCGAGCAGGTGACTTTCTTTGCCCGCCTTCGGAAGCAATATCCGCAGTATGGCAAGATTGCGCTCCACCCACGCAATGAGGGGAAGCGGACCCACCTGCAAGCCGCCAAGGAGAAGGCCGAGGGCATGGTGACGGGGGCCACTGACATCATCATCCCATCAAGCCCCAGCTTTGTGTGCGAACTGAAGCGCAGGAACCACACCCTGTCGTCGTTGCACAAGCCGCAAATAGACTATATGAGCGCGGCGCAGGCGGCTGGTTGCTTCGTGTGTGTCGCATTGGGGGCTGACGCTGCGTGGGAGGCGTTTCTGGAGTGGTCTGATGCTAAAGCCCAGTGAACGTGTCAGGCGCGTCCTGACGGGCGCTGTGAGGCTGGAAGACGAGGATGCGGCGATCCAGTCTGTGTGCAGCAAACATATCTATGATGCGGCAGTTTCCATCCTGAAGATGAAAGACAAAATTACGAGGCAGGCAGCCCTGAAAAAGCTGCCCGAATCCATCCGGCCCCACGTTGAAGATGAAGTGTGGCGGATTCACAAACAGAGGAATCCGAAATGAGATTTTACATTACCATGAACATGCCATCGCGCAGCGGCAACTCCATTCACCAAATCATCGGTGAGCATCACGCCGTGTCCCTAAAAGAATTTCACGAAACCCTGAATGACGTTGATTTCATTGTGGTCGAAGAGTTCTACAAGAACCAGAGTGGCGGGTTTTACAGCGTTGGCGAGATCGTCTTGAACACCATGCACATCGGCAAGGTCAAGGTATCGGACTGATGACCAAGAAAAAGACGGTGGCGACCATCACACGCAGCGCGAAGCATCCACGGATCGCGTATATCATCATTCCCAAGGGGATGGTTCCAGACAGTGATCGAGTAGATATTTTGATGAATTCCAAGAAAGTCTTGGCATTTGACTTTCATGCCGAGGGAAAGACGTCAGTATACAAGACCAGCCGTGACGCCGCGACAGTCAGGATCAACTTTCCCATCGCGGTGGTTGATGAAATCCCATACGGCGCAATGGACTGCACCCTGGCCCCCAGAGGGGGGCTATTCATCGTCACGGGGCAGTAGGCCAAACCACGTCATTGGGGAACCCAGCCTGCTGCGGGACGTCCAGAAGGGCGATGCGGTAGTCTGCCCACGCCTGCTGCTGATCTGCGCTCAGTGCATTCCAGCGGAGCGGGTTGCTTACCATAGGGTCAACTTCGGTTGCTAGGATGAAATTGCGCTGACTGCGTACCTGCTTCGCCGTCATCGCATCCAGTTCTTCCTGCGTCGGCGGGACGTATGGGGCGGTGTCTGGGTCTGCCTCAAGGCGAGCGTATAGCTCTTTGTTGTCAAACTGCTCGCCAGCTTTTGCAGCATCGCAGGTAAATGGAATCCACCCAAGGTCTGGGTGATTGATCTCGCAGTCGATGCGGTTCTGGCCTATGTGCTTTGCGTTGCGATATTCCATTATCCTGCTACCTTCAAGAATAGGCTTGTGAAATTGTTTCTGGCTGTGGTGAAGGTTTCCCCCATCAACTTCCAAGTTCCAGTTGGCGAGGATGCGTTGAAGTTAAGCTGCGCTGCGCTCGTCCCGCCGCTGTAATACTCCAATCTGAGCGATGCGTATTTCAGGCTGCTGCCAGCGACATTGGTTCCCAAGTTCAGGTTTATGGGGGTGACGTCCGCACCCAAAAACGCATATGTCCCCACGGCATCAAGGGTTCCGCCAGCGATCTTGGACTGGACCAGTGCGGTGGTAACGCCAGCCCCAATTGACTCAAATGTCCGAAGCGGTGTCATCAGGGTGGTGTTGTTAGTCCCCGTGGTTGCCTCCGACTGGGTTGCCACGCCAGACACAGCGCCCCGTCCAGACAGGTTCAAGTTTGATCCCAGAATCGCGCCATAATAAATGGAGCCAGCAACTGTCTGCGTTGTGAGGGTGGATGGGACGACGAAGGTCACCGAGCCGCCAGAAGATGCCGTCACCGTCCAAACGCCATTGTATCCCGCAGGCGTGACGCCCGTGACGCTGATGACTTGACCAACGGCGATCAGGTATCCACCAGAGAAAGTGATTGTCGCATTGGTGCCAGAGCATGACGCCCCAGACGTGGTGAAGCCGTTGCCGACTTGCAGGGTTTGCAAGGCAAATACCGACTGATCGTTGGAGAAAAACACCTTCGTTCCGTCGGAATATACAAGGCGCGTCTGGCCACTTGCAATTGATACGCTTGTGCCGCTGGCGGCATTCTTGACGATCAAGTTGTAATTGCTGGTCGCGCTCTGGTTTTGCACGATCCACTGGCCCGCCACGGTTGATGGTATTTCAAACGTCACGTCAGTGAGAAATACGCTTGTGTCGGATTTCAAGCACAGGCTTTGCACTTGAGTGGTGGAAAGGGATATGGTCCCGCTGGTCCCAGAGACAAGGGCGTAATCACCCAGCGCCCGATCAAGGATGTCGGCGTTATCATTCAAGGGAGTATTCCACCCCGTCGAACCCGCAAGCGGCTTATTCAGTCCTTTATTTGTAGTCATCAATCTACCTCATTGGGATTTTTCAGGCTTAACCGAATATTGCAACCGAAACCAAGGCAAAGTTGAAGCGACCAGATGACGCGCCAGAACCTGTTTGCAGCGTATGGCTGGTGGTCGTGGACGACATTGACGATATGACTGCCCGCGTCGTGTCAGCGCCATTCACAGACTGGTTCCCGCCGTAGACCACCGCATAATTTGAATTTGGAAGGGCGGTGGAAAAGTTTACAACGTAAAGACCCGTTGACGACCTTGTCACGCTGGATACGTTACCGCTGGAGCGGATTGTGGGTGGGTTTACGGTTCCATCAAAATTAACCCATGCGCGACACGCGAATATTGGCGCATCCCCAGAGGCATTTATGGCAGTCTTCACGAATGGGCTGTTCGATACTCCAACAGCCTGCTTCGTCCTTAGTGGCGTCATCACAAGCGTGTTATCAGACCCATCCAACGCCTCAAGCTGAGTGGCGACACCATCAAGATCGCTGCCACTTAGAGCAAGTACGCCCCCAACCGTTAGGGTTCCGCTGACAGTCGCATTCACAAACTCGCCACTGGATGGCGTATCGGCATAAACCACATTCGTGCCGTCCGAGTAGATTGATCGGACTGTGCCGATTGGTATTGTCACGGACGTGCCACCAGCCGCATTGTTGACGGTAAGGGTGAATGCGCTGCTGCCAGACTGGTTTTGGACCACCCACTGGCCCGCGATACCGCTGGGTATGCGGTATGTGACATTTGCAAGGAACGCGCTGGTGGTGGACTTGATGCACATATTCTGCACCTGATCAAGGGTAAGGCTCGTCACACCGCTGGTTGAGGAAATCGTGGTGAATGATCCGAATGCCTTATCCAAGATGTCGCTATTTGCATTCAGCGGCACATCTCATGCCGTTGCCCCCACCGATGGAAGGTTCAGTCCCTTATTTGTGGTTGCCATCAGATGCTCCTATTCGCAATTTCCAGAGCGTTGGCCACGGTGTCGTCTGGCGTGTTAAGCAGCCCCTCTGTGTGGGCGCTCAGGCCCCTCTTAGCACGCTCTGCGGCCAAAACCAACTGGTCTGCCTCGGCCTCGTGTCCGCCCACCCTGCCGCCAGATTTGCGGCCCATGCGTTGGTCTATGGGGGTGACCGCCGCTCCAACTACGCCGCCCGTAATAGGGCTTGCCCCGCTTGCTGGAACTTGGGAAAGACGTTTGATAGCGCCCTGAAGTGGCTCAGAGGCAAGGATATTTCTATATGCTGATCCAGCGACATTACGGGCAGACCTAGATGCCGCGCCCGTGGCTGTACCCACGCCCCCAGCAAGCCAAGGGTTCTGTGGAAATATCTTGTTTCCCAACTGATACCCCAGAAGGGCAGCACCAGCATCAACCGCATTTCCAATAATTCTCCCCGTCGTGCTTACACTTGGCTGGGGTATCTCCTCAAGTGGAGTGAGGCGCGCACGGCCAGCACGGGCAAGGTCCGCCATTTCACCTCGACGGCCACGCATAAAGGCTGTTTTTCCCTGATTCGTCAAAGAACCAACCAAATGCTTTGGCATGAACATACCTTCATCGCCCATCTTTCCAGCCTTCAGGAGCGCCCCCTCTATGGCAAGGACATCACGATACTGAGAGCGGGCCTTTCCAAGAAGTTTTATGTCATCAGCGCGACCAGCTTTGGCAAGCGACCTTCCCACCACATCGTCAAGTACTTTTAGAGTTTCAATTGCTGACTGACGCGCAACCGCAGATGGTGAGCGAGTCGCGGCGCTGACGGCGCTACGCCAGAGGCCAAGCTGCTTCGCTGGTATTGGCTTCCCAGTCAAATATGAATCTTCAACGGCCTTTTGAATATGGGAAATTGTCCCAGATTGTAGGCCAGCCTCGACGTCTGTGGAGTACGTTGAAGCTATGTTCTTCATCTTGGCGGAATTCAATCGGGACGGCACAATGTTCAGTCCCTGCGTCACGCGGGAATATGTGCTGCCACTCTGCCTGCGCGCCTGTTCAAGGACTTCGTTTACGGTCTGCGCCTCACTTGGAATTGCAACGCCAGCATTTTTCAAAACTGCATTGCGGAACTGGATCGGCTGGTCTTTTAAGATTTGTGCGGTCCTTGGAGCCTGAGCCTCTCTGGACAAAAGCTGCTGATCCCGTGTGACATTTCCCGCAGTAGTTTTGACGCCACTTCGATTCAAGACGGAAATCATAGGGTCAATCTTTGACGGTGATGTCGCGGCGCGAATTCCAGTCTCCAATCCCGATCCAAGGGGTCCGCCAGCGAATGCCCCAAAAAGGCGCGCATACGCCTCGGCGCTTTCATTATCGGGGAAAAGTTTCTGTGCCGCGAGGCCAGCCGTTTCACTTGTGATAGCTGGCGCAACAACGTTTCTTGCAAGCCTTGTGAGTGCGGGGCCGAGCAGTTTTCCCTTGCCAGCGGGGAGCGCCATCCCAGGGAAAAATTCAGCCCCAGTTTGGACGTATCCGCCAGCGGTTGATGTGGGCTTGTAATTCATAACCCCAGGCATCGCCTCCTGATAGAGGTCAGTAACTGGCGATAGAGGTTTCGCACTTGCCTCAAGTGCTGGCCGCATGGCGGCAAAATTTTCCTCTTTGGTTTTGCTGGAATCCCAAGCTGGATAATCTTGAGGGGATGGCCTGCCGCCAGTGAGCGCCGAGTCAATTGCACCAACAATCCCACGCACCAAACCAGTGCCTCCGCTCTTTGCAACATCCGCACTGTCCCACCACGGGCGTGGCGGTGGGGGCGCTGGCTTTGCGACTTGATATTTGAAATCAGGCGCAGCGTCTTGGGGGACTTCCGCCTGATTTGAGTCTGGGGTTACAACCCTGTATTTGAATGGGATTTCACCATCCTGATCGAGATCAGCCATTATTCCTGCCTTTGCCCAATGCTGCCATCTGGCAGAGTGAAGTATCTGTTGACTCCAATTTCAGAAGGCGGAGTTCCCTTTGGATAAGGTTTCTGCTCCGAACCTGTCTCACCCGCAAAAACTGGCATTTTTTCTTCAACCCCCTTGGTGTAAGAATCAAGTGGATGATTTTCAGCAAACCACTTTTCATATTCGTTCACGTCGTAAGGGTTCTCAGCCTGAGCCTGCCATTCCTGATGAAGGCTGTCGTGATCAAGCTGCCTCATAAGTGATGACTTTTCAATCACAAGAAGTTTCTTGATTGCATCTGGCTGAAGGCTTGGGCCTGCGGAAGACGTATCAATAAAACTCTTTGCAAAGTCTGTGGATTCACCGCTTCCCCCGCGAGAGATCACGCCACGGGCTTTTTCTTTGAGGGCCTCCTGAACCAATGCTGCCTGTTCGGCGCTGGTGGCATCGCCATAGTTGATACCCAATGCTCTGGCCAATGCGCTGATCTGCGCGGTAGGCTCCGCGAGAGCGCCAGCCTCCAGTGTTGAGTATATATTGGCCTGACGATCAACGGCAGCCATTTGCGGACCAATGGTCGGAATTTCCTGAGCGGCCTTAGTTCGGAAATCTTGAGTATTTTGCACGTTTTGCTGGTCAGTCAGGGCCGCGCCAAGCCTTGCGCGAGCGGATGCCACTGGGACATTGACCGTCTGGCCTGTCTTTTCATCAATCCCAGTGGTGTATCCGCTTGCCTCAATCTCTTTGATTTTGACGTCCGCCTGCTCGGCAGCCCTGCGTTGTGGGGAGCCTTCTGGGGCATTTTTCCATTCATTTGAAACGCGCGTCAGAGACGCATAATCGTTCATAAATGGAATTTTGATCCCATCACCCGAATCAACATATCCGCGAGTGTCTTGCAGGGTAATGGGTTTGCCTTCGGCCCCTCTTGGACTTTCGTACACTCCACCGCTTGGAAGCATATAGCCCAAGCCATTTTTCTGAGCAAACTCCTCCAAGGTCATCCCAGCATATTCTGGATTTGTGAACATGAACTTGTTGTAAAGATCGGATAGTTTGTCCAAGTTACCAATGTTCGTCTCATTGATTTTTGCCAACTGCCCTTGGCGCGCCATGTAGGTGTTGGCTGCGCCAGACATACCCGCGCCGATGGTGGGCAGCAGGAATGGCGATGGGTTCGACAGCATATCCCCGATGCCCGCAAACAGCGACAGCATGGCGTCCTTGTTCATCGAGCCGTCTTCTGGGTTGTGCATGACCTTGCCCAGCCAGTTGCGGTCCTCGTATGGCTTCACGCCGCCCGCTGGCTGTTGATCGCCGTCCATAGTTGAGAGTGACAGCCTGCTGCCGCCATCTAAGCCGCCAACGACATCCCCACCCAATCCAGTTGTGGCTTTGATGTAATTTTTTGTCTCGTCTGGCAGATAGTCCATGTAGGAGCCGCCGTGAATGGCTGCGTTCTCCATCGCCCTGCGAAGCCTTCCTGGCCCAGCATTGTAGGCAGCGGCAGCCTTATCAAGGGAGCCAAACTTGTGGTATTGATGAAGAAAGTAAGCCTCACCGATGGCCTTGTTATATTCTGTATCATTCAGCCAGCGGTTTTCATCCCATTCTTTTCCTGCAAGAGCGGCTGCCTCTGGGCCAGTCGGCTTGGTGACTTGAGCGATGCCAGCGGCCCCCTTGGGCGACATGATTGTCTCGCCAGTCTTTGGGTCAAATTGCCGATTTCCGCTCTCTTGATTTAGCATTTTCGTGTTAAAAAACTCACGAGCGGCATCGTCACCAGATGCAGGCTCCACCGTTGCAACGCCAAGTCCCTCTGGCCGTACCACAGGGCGAATTGACGTGGTGGGAGCCAGCGGGGAAACGTCCGTGGCGACTGGCGTCTGCGCCACGGGGACTTCTGCCGCAGCCAGACCTTGAGGTCTTACCGCAGGGCGAATGGACGTAGTGGGGGCCAGCGGGGAGACACCCGTGGCGACTGGTGTTTGATTTGGCTCAGGTCGGACGACTGGGCGAATTGACTCTTTGGGTGCGAAGGGAGAGACTGGCGTTTCCGTGCCTGGGTCAACAGCGCCATCCGTCTGATACCCGTGACGCCCCCCCGCCACGCCGCCACTGGCGAACTTGTGGGCTTGGCTGTAATCTACGGTCTTGTATCCTTGGGATTGGCCCACGGCCTCTGGGTGCTTGCGCTCGACCTCGTCCGCCATGAAGCCGACGTGGGTCTGCTGGGCGTCGTCACCCTTGTATTTGAACGTGTAGATCGGCAGCCCGTTGTGGGTCTTCCCGATTTCCTTGATGTCATGCTTCAGTCGGCGGTCGGAGAACAGGGATGCAATTGTAGCAATTGACCCCAGCGTACTGGCGACATCGCTCAGGCCAGATTGCTGCTGACCGTTTCCACCTGCGGACTGGGGTGGGGTCGGTTGCTTTTTGCTGGCCTCTTGATTGGCGATGATGGAGTCAAGGTATCCACGGTGCTGCTGTGGCGCTACGCCCTGAGCCACGATTGGGGCGGGGATAAGACCACCATCGACGCCGCCACCGTAGGCTTTTTTACTGTCAAAGATTTTGTAGAACTTGCCATTCTTGCCAAAGGTGTCGCTCAATTGGCTCAGGTCTTTGCCTGCGCCTGCGGCGGCAGACAACATATCCGCCAAGCCCTGCTGCTGCTGGCTCAAGAAATTTGGATCGGCAACCATCACGTCGCCAACAGGCAGATAACCCTCTGGCACATATCCCGCAGAGCCTGGCTGCGAACCTACGGGGGAGCCATACGGCCCCGCAACGCCACCCGACGCAAACGCCTCGCCACGGTGGTGGGGATGGACGCCGCCGCCCATGCTCTCGGTAGCCTTGTCGTAGTTGACGGTCTTGTAGCCGCTGGGGTCGAGGCCGACAGCCTCTGGATGCTTCTTCTCAACCTCGTCGGCCATGAAACCGACATGGGTCTGCGCTTGGGGGTCACCCTTGTATTTGAAGGTGTAAATAGGCATCCCGTCGTGGGACGTGCCGATTTCCTTGATGTCGTGCTTCAGGCGGCGATCCGACCAGAAGGACGCGGGTTGAACTGCGGTCGTGGTCGATCCAGACTGAGCGCCAGTCCCCAAGGCGATGTTTGCCAGCCAGCTTGCCACTTGGAACGGGTAGCCCTGCTCCTGCTGGAACTGGTTAATAAGCGCGTCCTTGCCAGCCTGCTCGGTCTGCTGCATCTGCGTCCCCATCGCAAGCTGATTGCCCGCGAGGCCCGCCATGCGATTCAGGTCATTCATGTTTGCGTTGGTGGCCTGATCGAATCCTTGGCTGTAGATGTTCGCCATAGTGGAACCCATCGCCATATTCTGCTGGTTGGCGAGGTTTGCCGCAGCCACGCCAGCGCGGTCACCGCCGAAAGCGCCAGACTGTGCGGCGGTGCCGAGAGCGCCAGATTGTGCCTGCTCGTTGGCCTGCTCCATCTGCTTCCGCGTGGTGTCGGCCACATTTGTCAGATACGGATTTAGATAATTTTGAACGGTGTTGTAGCTTGGGCCAGACGATGCAATGGCGTTCAGGCCGGAGATACCCTTCTGCTGTTGCTCGTTCATCTGAGCGACAAAGTCGGAGGCGTCAGTTCCGTATTTCTGGAACGGGTTGTTGGAGATACCCTCGGCCTTGGTGTTGATCGCATTATACCGATCCATAACCTCCTTGGGGATGGTTACGGTATTCGTGCTAGTCGTTGTCTTGCCGCCCATTAGGTTTCCCCTTCGATTTCTGGCGGAATGCCAGTCTTGGCGTTGTAAAGGAAGTATACTCCAGCGGGAGGTCCGAATGTTCTTTCGTATAGGCGAATTTTTGCCTTGGTCCGTTCATTGGATAATACACCAATTGCGAGTGGCAATTCAAGGTTTTCCGCCATAACCTTAGCAAACTCCGCCAGTTTGCGCGCCCGACCACCCTTTGCGGCACGGAATTCTGGGTCAACGTAGATTGCCTTTTCCTCAAGGACTGGCTCTGCGCTATACCAGACGGGGCCGATGTTCAGCAGGATCGCGCCCTCAAGCGGCCCACCGACTTTGTTTCCTATGACACCAACAGCGCCACGTTGCATGGTTAGGGAGGCCCACACTTGGTTTGCCAGCATCGCCAGATCTGGGACGACGAAGGCATTTTCCTCTGTGGCGGCTACAGCCAGCCGCATCATTTCTTCAAAGTCTGCGGCGACACCGAGGCGAACTGTAATTTCATCCATAATTTAATCCTTTTTGGGGCCAGGAAGGCTCTGAAGGGTCTTGATCGTCTTCTGGCGCATTTTCTTTACGAAGGCATCGAGAATCTTGTGGCCATGATCAACGTCACCTTTGCCAATCTCCGCGACGTCTTCGGGTGGTATCACATATTCTCCGCCAGCCGCAACGATAGGCACAGACTCAACCTCACCGCCGTCAGCCCTGCGGGGCGCGGGAACCCCGTAGGGCAGGCCCTGCGCGCCGTATGGCATACCGCTCTGGCCGTATGGCCCCTTGTGCGAGAAGATGTTCTTGGCCACCTTGAAGCCCGCCATGCTGTTCCCCTCGCCCATCGCTGAAATGATGTCGGCGGGAATAACGTAGGAGCCGGAGGCGACGTGCATGGGCAGGTGATCGGTGCGGCCAGCCACAGAGGAGTGGATCGCCCCCTTGTGGACTCTCGTCCGCCCCCCGCGCGCACGGCCTTGGCGGGCCGTATTCAACGCCGCCGCGATGGCCTGATCTTGCGGGTGGCCCGCGTTGACCATTTCGGAAATGTTGCTGGAGACAGTATCCTGCGACGATCCATGTTTCAGCGGCATATTACGCTCCCTCAGAATATGTGACGACGACAGTCATGCCAGTGCCTGGAACGACGACGAGGCCATTGTTGTATGGCATGTTGATAACGGTCACGCCAATGGCGTTTGTTACGGCAGCCAAGGCGTTGGTGGCGCTTGCGGTGCTGTTGCTGTCGTAGATCACGCAGGCGGTGCTTCCCGCAATGACGACACTGACAGATGCGATACGCCCCTGACCGCTCGCCACGAGGGTGGATGATGTCATTGTGACAGACCGAGCCGTTCCTTGAACTCTCAGGTAGGTAAGTCCAAGCTGGTTTACCGAGGTCACCACGTTCTTTGCGGCGGTAAGGATGTCTGATAAAGATGCCATCAGTATTTTCCATCTGGTTGGAGGCGGTATCGGATATTCCCCATCCGCCAGAACGTGCCGATCTGATCGCCCGTGACCCTGATTGAGATTAACCTTGCCCTGATACGCGGCGAGATATACTCGGTCTGCTGACTGATGTTGTATGGGCCGTAGACGATGGCTTCTTGGCCTGGGTAATCAACCGCGTAGAACGTGATCTGCACCGTGGCATTGTTTGCTCCGCCGTAATAGCCCCACTTCATGTCTGGCCAGACCTGATCAATGAAGGACTTTGAGTCCCCCTCGTCAAGCGCGAAGTAACCAGTCTGAACGTAGGCGTCCATCGAAAAGCCGTTGGCGTCGGTTGATGTCTCGTGCTGATAGATATTCAGATCAGACGACGCGCCGATTGGTGGCCCGAAGACGCCCTGATCAATCCACGCGGTGCGCGTCAGCGTCCCGAAGTCCCACTGCTGCAACAGCGTGTTGTATTTTACGTATTTGGTGGGGACGCCATTTGACCCTGTGGTTGGGTAATACCACGAAATTTCACCGAAGCGGCTGTTTGGCGCGCAGCGCACGTTGCCCCAGTAATCTGTGTCAATGTCTTGAAAGATCACGTCCCACACGGGGCATGGCAGTGGCTGGACACCGCCGCCCGCCAGCATGTAGAACTGGCTCTGCGACATCCAGTAGACGACGCCGCCCATCGTTCCCATCGCCTTCCGACCGACAAGGCCGCAGCCCGATCCAATTTCGTTGAACGAGTAGACCAGAGGCAGGTTGATATATTGCATTGACCACAGGTTGGTGTCAGTCCAAATCAGGCCCTGCTGCGGACCCTGCATCGCGCCAACAATCCTTGACCCCTTCGGGATACGGAATGATCCGGCCTGATTGCTGACAGTGGCCACCCAACTGGTAAGATTGCCAATGTCAGTCCAGCGCACCAGAAGGGGGTCTTGGATGCCATTGAACGTGGAGCCGTAGGCGATGATCTGACGCTCAGGCATGGCAACGAAGCAGCCCTCATTGACGCTGGGGGCGTATGGGATGACATTGGCATGTCTTGAGCCGCCGAGTGGGTCATAATAGAATATGCCCGCCTTTGCGGGGTTTGCGATTAGGTATCCGCCCCAGTTGTCAAGCGACCAATCGTTTACCTCAAATGGCGCAATGTTGTTACCAGCGGTGTCGTAGACACCGGGTGGGAATCCCCAACTTACCATCGTAACGGTGCCGGACGTTTCTGTCGCCGCAGATGATTGGACGGGGAATGAAAACGTGCTTGTCGCTCCAGCGGTCGCCGCCGTTGAGGTGAACGTCCCGTTGTAATTTGTCGTGCCACTGATTGTGAACTGAGAGGTCGGGGCGATGAATATCTCTTGGTTGATCGTAACTGTCGCCACAAGCCCGACGGTGGAGATTGACGCAATGGAAAATTGACGACCCCCGCTTGATGTTACGCCAGTACCAAAACCGCCAAAGCCGTAAGTCCCGTCCCCGAAGCCCGTGGGGCTTGGGGTGTTCTGCTTTCCAATGTAATATTCAATCCGCGCCTTTCCGCCATTCATTGACACTGTGGCGGCTGAAGACGCGGAGTATGTGGACGAAATTACAAAGGTGTTTGTGGTCGGGGCTGGACTTTCTAGGACCAAATAGTTGCCATATAGCGTAATTCCGCCCACCGTCGTTGGCACAAGGATAGGGAATGTAGAGCCTGCGGAGTAGCCGTGATTTGGAAAGGTCACAGTAACATTGCTCTGGTCGCTCCCCGTGGTGAAGGATGGGACGACGCCACCAGTGGCCGACGTTGATACAAAAGTTCCAGCCACCGTCAGGGGGCCAAGGTTGGTCGCGCCAGTTGAGAATGTAAACGTCCCCGCAGAGGACGTCAAAACCGTCCATGTGGCATTATACCCCGCTGGGGTGACGCCAGAAAACGTGACCGTAGACCCTACTGTCACCACTAGGTTGGATGTTGAGCATGTGGCCGTAGCAATAAAATTTGGGGTCGTCCCAGATACCGTGATTGCTGTAACGGAAAAGACGTTGGTTGCTGGCGTCTGAAGACCAATGATGTTTCGCGCGACAACCTGATAGCTGTCATCGGTCACAGCGATTGGCGGGTAATACCCAAACAGGACAATGCCGCCAACACTGATTGGTGTCAGGATATTTACGCCATCAAAAGACGACACGTTTGAGTTTGTGTCGTTGATCAGGACCGTGGCGGAGTTGTTGTTGGTGAGGGCGGAAACGGCCAAGTTGTACGTGTAATAGTCTGGAGAAATATCAACGGAATCGGTGTTTCCCTCGGCGTACAGGAGGGCCTGCTCGGTGCCAATTGCAAGATAGGACGTGCCATTGGTGTCCGCCCAAGAGTGAAGGGCGCGGATTATGGCCGTCTGAGTTGAGGCAAACTTCGTCCACCCGCCCAGCTTTTGAGCCAGACCAAGGCCCTGCCGATCTGGAACAAACCTGATCAGATTGCTGTTGGAAATAGCCGCCTCGTTAAGGGCTGGCGTTCTGTTCTGATCAACGCCTGGGATCAGTTTAAGGCTGGCGTGTGGCATGTATTACCCTCGCGTCGGTGATGCGACTTGGGCGGGTGATTGAGACGACCACGCCGCAGCCTCGAATTTCTTGCGGGCCTCCTCAACCGTCGCGGACTTGAGAAGTGCCTGATATTGACCCTCGTAGCTTTGAGCCATCTGGGGGTCATCGGACTGACGTCCGAAGTTCCGCTGATAGGCCGAAATGTAAATCATTGACGCCATGATCAGAAGGTCTGGAAGATACTGGCTGATGAAAGATACGCCATTACCATTTCCAGCCGACCCGATGACGGTGGCACCCGTAGGGGATGCCACGGAGTTGGGCAGTGTTATCGTGATCGCTGAATCACCAGATACGGTCGCGGTGAATGTCCCATTCCACGTAGATGGCGTAAACCCCGTCAGGGTCACCTGCGCCCCGTTGGCGATGCCGTGCGGTGACGTGAAGACAATGGAACCACTCGTGAGGGTCTGAATTGCCGAGGTAATCTGCGGCGTGAACCCCAATATTGCGGGCCTGACGGTCCCGACGACCTCAACGTAATAGTCAACATCTGGAACGGGGCCAACCAAGAACAGCGTGTCGTTGAACGGAACGAAGTATTTCGGCTGCGCCCTGTTTGCGGAAAGAGAGGAGCCGAAGACGGCGTCAAGATATTCCTTTGTCGCGGGCAGCAACGGAATGCGTTCATTTAAATCTGGATCAGTCTGCCCCGCTGGGGAGATCAAGTTGATCTGCTCGCTGACAACAAAATACGACCCATCAGACAGATTTTGACTGAATGACAGCCTCCTGTCGCCAGCCGTCAACTTGTAGCTTGGGCCAGTCAGGGAAGCTGACGTGTCCATCAGGTCCAAGTCACGGTTGATGCGCAAGGTGGCGTAATCAATCATCATCTGGAGGATTGACAGGAAGTTTGTATCATTTGGTGATACAACCGCCATTTCCGCGACTTGGTTCTTGTATGTCTCGTATGTCAGTCCGACCATGATGCCACCTTACGTTTCAGGGCCACTATAGACCAAATATTCGTTTCAACCAATAGACGTCGCAATGTCCCCGCCACACGCGAAGTATCCCGCGCCATCCACCCAATTGTCGGCGTGTCCCTCGTTTTCCTTGATGCGGGCTGTCTTCAGAAGCGCCATCATCACGGCCACGTCGGTCGCTGTCACGTATACGTCCAGATGGATAGACCAATAGGCCGCGATGGTTTCAAAGTTCCGCTCCATGTCGCCATGCGTGGCAGCCCTATCTCTGGTGACATATGCCTTGGCGGTGTCGAGAATTTCAGAGCGGTTCATATGTCTTTCCCTACTATTTACAGGCTTTGTCAAGCATCATAATCAGTTTTGCGCCAGTTACAATGGAGGCGTCCCCGCCGTCCTCGGCCAGAGCCGCCGCGTGTTTTGTTCGCGCAGCGTAGGTTCCGTCGCAGATTGCGGGCTTACTTGCCACGCTCACGCAGCCAGTCACGAAGGACAGCAGGATCGCTGCTGATATTGTTTTCAACATCGTCAATTTCCTTTCGGGTTTTTGCATAGCCTTCCGCCGCCTTCAGGGCGGTCTGCTGTCGCTGATCGCGCTTCCCAGCCATCCACGCCGCAAAGATTACCGCGATAGCGCCAGCGGCCCACAGGGCGGCGCGCTTGAGCCATCCAAACATCAACGATCCCCCTCTGCCCACTTGCGCAGGCGCTCACGCATGATCCACAGCGCGGCCAGCACCACCACGCCACAGAAAGCCATAGCCACGATCTGGGCAGTCCCGCTGAGAGCGGAAACGGCGGAAATGCCAGCGCCAGCCGCAGACGCGATCTGAATAGCGCCAGCCTGCATGGTGCTGGACTCTGCGGGCGTGTCGCGCGGCATGTCTGGGGCGGCAACCGTTTCGCGGGTTTCGGTGCGCGTGGCAACGGCCAGAGACTCGGTCAAGAATAAATCACGCTCGGCAATGCGACGGCGCGTAAGGCCAGCCAGAACCTTACCGCTGGCCTTGTTCCACATCAGGATGGCATCTGCCGCTTTTGCGTGATCGCCAGCGTTAAAATAACGCAGCGCCGACGACTTCTTGAACGCGCCAAGGCCGATGTTGTAGGCCAGAGAAACAAACGCCCCAAACTCGTTCTGGGTGGCGGCGCGCGTCATCATCTTCACCACTTCAGTGGCAAAGTTCTCAATGGTGATATTGAAGTAGTGGTCGGCCTGCGCTTGGGTGATCTTCATCCCCTCGTGAGGCACAACGCCAACGCCAGCGGCGGCGGTCGTGCCGTAGCCGATGGTCCAGATGCCTGCGGGGCATTTGTACGCCTTTAGGCTGCAACCCTCAAAGGATTTAATCAGCGCGATAGATGCCTTGTTGATCATTTGCGTAACGCCTCCTCGATATTGGATAGTTTGTCAAACACGGTCTGGAACGATGCCTGTATCTGCTTGAATTCACGGTCGTGGGCTTCTTTGTTGGCGGATGCGGTGGCCTTCAAGACAGCAATGTCGGTGTCATGCGACTGCTGCTTGTTGTAAATCAGAAACACAAAGCCAATGACTGGAGCCACTGCCCACTTCATAAGAAACTCCAGAACGTCCATTTTACACCTCGTTTTACTACAGAAGATAGCGGATGATGATGATGCCGGAGCCGCCAGCGGTTCCAGTGCCACCGCCAGTATTATTGCCGCCACCACCGCCGCCTGTGTTTGCGACTCCAGCTATACCCAAGCCGCCACCGCCACCAGAACCACCAGCTTTCGGCGTTCCATTCACGACTATGCCGCCGCCACCACCACCTGCAATGTAGTAGGTTCCAGATACGTTTACGCCATACCCAGCCATTTGAAGAAGAGCGCTGTATGCGCTGGTCCCAACGCCAGCGTTTCCCGCCGTAAGGAGTACGCCAGCGGCACCTGCGCCGCCCGCACCGCCGCCGCCGCCGCCAGTTCCGCTTGCTCCGCCATCGTTAGTTCCAGCGCCACCAGCATTTCCCTGACCCGCCGTACCAGTTCCTGCGGTAAACGCGGGGGCTGTCTGTCCAGCGCCACCGCCACCAGAACCGCCGTTGCCGCCAGCGATTATTGGGGAAAGCCTTGACGCCCCGCCACCGCCCCCGACCGCATTTGACAGTCCCGTCATTGACGATAGGGTTCCATTGACTGGAGTGCTAGTTGTCGCTCCAGCGCCTCCGCCCCCGACAGACAAGCTGTACGAGGTAAACCCAGACGCCACACTCAAGGCGGCATTGTAGACAACACCGCCCGCGCCGCCACCGCCGCCACCATTTGCGCCGCCGCCGCCGCCACCCCCGACCATCAGCACTTCGATGGTCTTCGTGCCTTGGGCCAAGTTGGTCGTAAACGTGTCAGCCCCAACAGTAGTGAAGACGTGAATGCGATACCCACTGGTGTCAGTGACTGTCCCGCCAGTGGCGTAAAATGGTGTGTTTGATAGCAACCCTACAGAACTTGGCATTAGGTCAATCCCGCCCCAGACACGACAAACTCATTCGATGCCACGCAGATAATAGTGCAGATGCCGCGCAGGGCCAGAGTGCGGTTCCCCGTGGTGGCCGATCCAGCCAGACGCAGCGTCACGCCAGAGCCTTGGGTGATGGTCTGCGACGAAGCACTGTTGTTGTAGATGGTGATGTTGTTGCCTGCGGAGAAAATTCCAGAGTTTACCGTCACACCTCCCGTGGTGATGTTGATTATATCTCCGTTATCCGCCAACGCCAAGATGTACGCAGACGTCTTGACGTTGTTTATAAGGTTACGGACATCGCCGGAGGCATCAGCAACAGTACCTGTATTTGCGTTGATACCTGAAGTTCCGTCAAGTACGATTGACATCAGATCACCTCATTCGGAGAGATTGGCCACACTACCGATGCGGGGAAGCCATCTTGTCCCGTTATATCACGAAGCGCCTGCCTGTAGATAGCCCATGCGGCTTGATCAACAGGAGAGTCTGCAACCTGCGTCCAGTCACACGATGCCAGAAGTTGGTTACGTTCAGCGCGGACCTGTTCGGCTGTCTTGGTTGGCTCAACGTAAGGCGAGATGACCACGCCCCGTTCGATCATGGCATCGTAATGGCGGTTTCCGCCCACGGCTGGGATAGCCATCTCCACACCGTCTACCGTTGCGGTGATGGAGCCAGAAGCGGTGTAACGGGCGTCAGTTATATCCATGATCATAGCTCCGCATCTGCTGCCCAGAAGAACGAAATTCTCCCGGCAGCGGTAAAAAGCTTAAACCCGGAGTCGGAAAAATTATCAAACGCGACCGGGGTTTGGTTGGGGGTCGACCCATTCAAGGTATATTTGCCGGAATTCCCAGCATCATCCCAAATCGCGTAGGCGGGAGTCGTCCTCATTCTCTGGAGGATTCTAACAAGGGAAATGCTACTAAACCCGCCGCCATCGTAAATGCCGCCATTCATTCCGGATGGATTACCGGGGTTTACGGCAAGTGGATATAATTTCTGGTAGTAACGCTGACACCGTTCCAACTCTGGCCCTTGCTCAGGCCGCTTGTAGAGGTCAACCGCCGCCGTGGTCTGAGTTCCAAGTTTGATATGGACGCCCCACAGGTCAACGGCGATGGTTTGCAGGCCGAGGGAGTTTGAGCGGGCGTCGAGGGTTGAGCCTGCGGATGCCCAGAAGTTTATGGCCAGATAATCGTTAAGGTTAGTGCCAAGCGTTTTTCCCGTAATTGACGGGATGGTCATGGTGACCGCAAATGCGGCCCATGATGTTGTCAGGGTAACGGTGGTCGGGGAAATAGACGTGACGCTTGCCGATGGCGATCCGCCCGTGCCAAAGCTTTGTTCTGCCTCCAAGGCCATGTTGCCCGTACCAGTGGCTCGCTTGGCCCAGCCTAAAACTGTAATGGTCTGGCCAGCGTAGCTGCGGACGCCTTCAATGCGTTGTGTGGTAACGGCATACTGCGCTGACGTTGTCTGCCCAGTCACATTCTGCCGCAAGAAATAAGTAGGGCTGGTAGAGCCAATTGTATCGCCAACTGTAAATGCCTGACGGGACTGCGTAACCGTACCTCCAGATAGACCATTGAACCACCGATCAGCGCCATATACACCAGTGGTGAAGCTAGTTCCCCGCTGCCAGAAGTCAAACGCGCCATTGATGATGAGGTTTTGCGGGTCCAAGACGCCCTGACGCAGTGGGATGCCGTTGATTGTTGCCGTGTTACCGCCAGAGGCGTCTACTATGGCATTAACGCTTACAGTGGACATAAATCAAACCCCACTTGTTGATGCTAGAATGTAATAGGTCGTCCCACCAATCACAACCGCAATTTTATTCGTCACGGTGTTGGTCGTGGATGATGATGGCGTGCCGCCAACAAGGACTGTCCCAGTGGCATCAGGCAGTGTCAGTGTCTGATTGGTGTTGCTGTTTGGTGATGCAATGGTGAATGCGCCAGTGCCAGATGCGTTGGGGGTAAGTGCGATGCTGCTCATGTTGTGGACTCCACTGGGTAGGTGTAACGAAGTTTAATCCTGATTGTAATAGGCATTTACAGTACCACCCATCTTGCGCCAGCGGTGACCGTTACGGTCGCTCCTGCGTTGATTGTAATTGGGCCAGTTGACATAGCGTTCTTGTTTGCTGGGATTGCATAACTTGTCGTAACGACCTGACCGTTTTCAACAAAAATTTCATCCGACCCACCGCCAGTGGCCCCACCGCCGCCGCCAATTGCACCCCATGCAGTGCCGCTGTAACCCTCAAATTGAGAGGCGGTGGTGTTAAAGCGGAGGTATCCAGCGGCTGGGCTGACATCACGCTGGGCCTGTGTCCCCGTGGGGATTCCGGCTGATCCTGTTACTGCCGTCTGGGGTACATATGCGGTGCTATTTGTTGTGGCTGCCGTGCCAAGGCCAAGGTTTGTTCGAGCGGTGGCGGCATCAGAAGCGCCAGTACCACCATCCGCTATGGCAAGGTCAGTGATCCCAGTAATTGAACCGCCCGTAATGGTTACAGAAGATGCGGATTGTGTTGCAATGGAGCCAAGGCCAAGGTTGGTTCTGGCACCAGCAGCATCAGACGCGCCCGTACCGCCATCAGCCACCGCAAGATCAGTGATTCCAGTGATTGAGCCGCCCGTAATGGCAACAGAATTGGCACTCTGCGTTGACATAGTGCCAAGGCCAGTGATGTCAGTACTTGGAATTGAAGCAACACCCGTCAATGCAACTGTGCCAGCGCCCTTGATATACCCCGTAAGCGTTGACGCTCCAGTTCCTCCATCGGCAACGGCCAGATCAGTGATTCCAGTAATTGAGCCACCCGTAATAGCAACGGCGTTAGCATTTTGGGTCGCCATCGTGCCAACGCCAGTGATGTCGGACGCCGGGATGGTAGGTGACGCCGTGAACGCTGCGGTTCCATTTCCCTTGATGTATCCAGTCAGGGTCGTCGCCCCGGTCCCGCCGAAGTCAACTGGGAAAGGAAGAGTTGTCGGCGTTCCCGTTCTGGCGGCGGCAATGACCTGATCCAAGCTGATCTTGACGGATGTTCCAGATTGGACGCCCTCGAACAGTTCCTGCCCAGACAGAGATGCTACGGCTGGAAGGTTGGGGATTTGAATGTTTGCCATCAGATCGGTCCTGTCTCTGGAACTTCGGTGTTACCATACGGCAATCCGGCCTCGGTGGCTAGGGGTGGGGTCTGCGCGGCGGGGTCCGTGCCTGGCTGTTGGTTTAAGCTGCCATCAGCGCCGCCAGTCTGCTGGACGACGCGCTTCTTGTCATTCTCGGTGATGCGGGTGTCACCATCGGGGACCATCAGGCCAGTCTTGACGTTCATGGTGGCGGGCAGGCTGGTCAGGCGATAGTCCGTCTCGGCGTTGACGAATTGCTCTGGCCGCGCATTCATAATTGGCGTCGGATCGGCTGGCAGCACGATAGACCGAAGCTGCTGCTGCGGGTCATCCATGCAGGTGTTGCACACCAGAAGGCGCTTGTTGATCATCGACGCGCCAGCCCAGTCGTATTGCCAGCCCAGATCGACGTGGTTGTAGCGGCCACCGCAGCGGTCGCATATGGCGTGTGCCTGCGGGGATACCCGTGATGTCCTCGCCTTTCCTGCCCTCGATGCGTATGCCATTATCGGAAATACCCGCCAATCATGGGTGAAATATACATCCCAACATTCTCGACGTTCTGGTTTGACGCGATCATGTAGCTTTCATCGGCCTGACCCTTGAGGGGAACGGCCAGTTGGGGGTTCCAGATGCGCGCCAGACGATACGTCAGGCCGTCCGCAAACGCCTCCAGCCACAAATAGGGAATTTCTACATTTTCGTTATTTCTGAGGTTCGAGTCCTGAATCTGGCGGACACGGTAATACTTCAGGATCGTGGCCGACGTGCCGTCTGGCACGGGCCACAGGGTGATGGTGGGGGAGATCAGGCGGTCATACCAGAACGATGTGGGGAAGCCCTGCTGGGCCTTGTTTGGGTAGGACGCATACTCGGTGCGGCTGATCGGCATGATCACGCGGTCAATGCCCTGATCGGTCGTGGTATAGGCATCAAGGATCATCACCGTGTTGCCCTCAACGGCGTAGGTGGACTGCCCCTCAATCAGGGGAGTGGTGACCAGATCGACGGCCCATAAATTGACCCCCTGGTTCGCCCAGCGCGACAGCATCATGTTTGTTGCCATGCGGGCGCTGTCCATATGCTCTTGCAACAGTGAAGTCGGGCGGATGCCCAAATTCATGTATGCGTAGAGGACAATCTCGCCCAGCCCTGGGTTAAATGCGTATGTGCCGCTGGTGGTCATCTGATCAACACTTCCATGCTTTTAGGGACAGCGCCTTGCGGGTCGGCTTTCCACTCTCGTCTTTCATGGGGCCTTCCATTCCAGACATTCTGGCACAGAAAGATTTCTTGCGCGCGGCGTCTTTTTCGGTCTTTGGACTTGGCGCTGGCGGCTTCAGGTTCATGCCTTGAGCCTTGGCCGACGCCCTGCCCTTTGCGTTAAGGCCACCCTTGGGGTCTTGGCCTTCCTTGCGGGTCCAAGCGGGTGATTTTGCCATTACCGAGCACCAGCCTGAACGATATATGCCGTGACCGTGCCGGAACCAGACGTGACGTTGATTGACAGCGCGTGGTGTGGGACGGTGATGGAGCCGTTGATTGACGCGGTCTTTGCGGAAAAACCAGTGTCCACAGCCCAGACGGTGGGGGCCGCAAGCATCGGGTCATCCATAGAAATCTCAATGTTGAAAGTTGCCGTGCCAGTCACGACAATGACCAAGCCGACGTTGAATGGATTTTGGAAGCTGTCCGAGGCGATGACCGCGCTCCGCCCAGTGCCAGTTTTTGAAATTGTAATGGGGGTCATCGCATTCTCCTGTAAGGGTGGAGGGGGCCGAAGCCCCCCCGTGTTACTTTGCCTTGGCGGCGGCTGCTGACATCAATGGCATACCATAGACTGGCTGGCCACCGATAACTGTGCGGCTGCCACTCGTGGTGTGGGGCGTCACGTTTTCAGTTGCCGAAGGCTTGCCAGTGTCGACCGATTTGTCGATGGTCATTGAGGGTTTTTTGTTCCCAACGCGGATGCCATTTTCCATTAGGGCAGATCGTGCGCTTGGATGTAACGGACGGTGATCGTGCCGACGCCCGTGCCAGTGTTTGCTGAAATGACCCAGATACGGTCATCCGTGGTTCCAGTGTCGTCCCATAGGCCAGTCCGAGTTGCGTCAGTGCCTGGATTCAACGCAACGAGGCCAACGGGCATTGAGGTCAGCGCCACCAGTTCGGTCGCGGTTGCCGAGGTGCCAACGCTCAGAGTCGTCGCAGCACCGCTCCACGCGGCGGTGTTCAGCATCTGAATGTTCATAATGTGGCTGTTTGCGGGCAGAACGATTGGGGTGGCCAATGCGGTTGCGGTGCCAGCTTGAGTGATTGGATAGGTCTGAACCATGACAACCGAGCCGACGTTCTTGACGTCTTGGCCTAGGGTGGTGCCGGAGGTTTGAAGAATGTTGCCCGCGCGAATCGGACCAGTGAAGGTAGTCTTGCCCATATCAGGCTCCTTTTGCACAATGCGCCGCGCTGTCTGTGCAAGGTCCGCTGGGCGCGGTCAGGGCGGCAATAAGACCCAGAAGAGAAGAAGGGGGCCGAAGCCCCCTTTTGACGTGGCTTAGGTTGGGAACGAGCCGTAGATCGAGCGCCAGTTGTAGTATCCGAAAGAATACCGCTCATAGCCTTTCACCAGCAAGTTGTCCGTAACAAAGTCAACTTGCATATCCGTTTCGAACTTCACCCGCTCCATGTAGGACAGGCCGTCGATGTTGGTCAGCAAGAACCATGCACCAGTCGAGGTCAGATAGTCATTGACCATGTAGCCCTCTGGCAAGCCGCCAGCGGTGGACATGATCGCATTGACGTCATTGTCTGCGGTGCCTGGGCGCAATTCGGTCTTCGTCAGACGAATGGCGATTGGCTCCAACTGTGGGGGAACAACCAGCTTGCGGCCACGGGCGAAGACCTTCAGGCCAGCCTGATCGCGGAAGTTGGTACGAATCGAGATCATGCCGTTCAGCAGGGTGGCCTCGTTCAGTTCGACATCGGTCGTCGGACGGTTCGCAACCGTTCCACCGTCAATTGGGTGGTTGGTGGCAATCAGCGCAACGCCGTCACCGCCGATGGCACCGTTGTAGGTGGTCGCGGTGTTCAGGACGTTTGCGCCGTAGATTTCCTTGGTCTGCTGGAACGATTCCACCAAGCCCAAGTTTGAGGGAGCAAACTGCGTTTTGTACAGGTTGTCGTCAATGGCTTTGCGGGTGATCGCATAGCCCAAGCCGATTTCCGTATGCTCTTGGTTGTAGATGAACCGCTCGCCAGCCGCGTTGTCAAAGGAGGTCTGGCCACCCTCGGTCTTCAGTTGCGCGTAGCCCAAGAAGCGCATTTCTGCGGTGCGCTCAAGCGCCATCTTGGAGTTGTGCTTCGTGAAGATTTTGTCGTACTGCGACGGAATCTGCTCGTATTTGCCTTCGATACCACGCAAGCCCGGCAACAGAAGGTCTTTGATTGCTGATAGATTAACAGCCATTTCTTATCCCCTTACACGCCAGTCAATTGCTTGGTAGCAACCGAGTTGAAGGCAACGATTGCCCGATTGTACGCACCAGCCTCAGTGCCTGGCGAGCCAGGGGGAGTGGTGAGCAGCGAAATGACGCGGAATGGCAGCGTCGAGGTGGTCGCAATGGTCGCACCCAAGAATGCGCCAGAGATACCAGTCGAGGCATTGCCCGTGCCAGTGTTGTAGCTGATGTTTGCGTTGATCGCAGCCTGCGTCAGGCCAGTCGAATCCGACTGCACAACCCACTTGGCGTTTGGATCATTGACGATGTAACCCGTGACGGTGTTACCCGATGCAACATCAGAGCCAGGCCAGTAGTTCGACCACACGGTGCGCTTCTGCGACACCGACAGGTATTTACAGCCTTGGAAGATGCCAGCGATTGTGGCGGTGACTTCGGTCGATGCGGCTGCACCCACAGTCACATAGCCGTTTGCGTCGTTGATTACGGGGTCGCCGTAATAGATTGCGGAAGCGTTATACACGATGTCAACCGCGACCTGCTCATAGGTCGGGGCGGAACCCGTGCCGCTGTATTGCCGAAAGCCGAAGGGCGTATTTGAATTCGCCATGCGGAAATCTCCTTTACAGGAGGTCTATTTCGCGCACCGAGGCGATTTAGGACCAAGGGATGATGGGCCTCCCCGCCGGGGGGATGGATGCGGATACAATACGGGTATTTTTATACAAAGTAAAGAGCGTGGCCCTGACGTGATTTTAAGGGGGCAACCCCCCACCAAAAACTGTCCTTTCAGCGGTTGCGCCGCACCATCCCCATTACTGGGCGGAACCATTTTTGGCGTTCCTGTCCCCCGTCAGGTGGGGTCTTGCGGTCTTTACCCTTCGCCACGCAGGACGTGTATTACATTTCAAATTTTGAACAGGCAATGGCAAACTTGCCATCGAAAGACTTTCCGACTTTTCGAGTGTGGGCCTTCACGAGGGCGCATTTCCCAAGGAGCGGCTTGGCGGGGTCTTTTTTTGAAGTGCGCGCAGTCAACGCACTTCTTGCCAAGGTCGGGGCTTGCCCACGTTAGCTGCCCCTGAACCGTCATGTTAATCCGTTCTTGAAGTTCCATCCGGCCCCCTGATGTGAAAATGGGGGACCGAAGCCCCCCATTACGCTTTTAATCACCTGATGAAGGAGGCCACTACGCTTTCTTCAACGTAATCCACATACGATCATTTTGTGGCCCTGTCAACATCATCACCGCTGAAAAACACCGAAACGTGCGGCTCCAACTTTTCCCACGCCTCTTGGATGGCGGGCGTCCCCTCGGCCCTGATGGCTTTGCGGAGACGCCCGATGTAGTTGTAAATAGTGATTGCCTTGATCACTCAGGGATAGGCATGGCTTCATACCCCTTCTTGATCTTCGTCAGATCATTGCCGTTGTTGTCGCGGCCAAACTCGCCCGGCTTCGACGCGGAAAGCTGCTCTTCCTTGGCGCGGACCTGAAGGCGGGCGCGGCGCTTTTCGGCGTTGCGGGCCTCCTCAGTGATGGTCAGCGGGCGTTCCATCAAAACCATGCCCTTGCGGGTGATCATGGCATCCTTGTAGCCCAGCGGCATCATTTCGGGGTGGCGGGACGCGGGGACCATTTCCCAACCCTTGCGCTGCAACGCCACTTGGTGTGCGGGGTCTTCCGCACCGAGGACGAGTCGGGTCTTCCACTCGTAGGACCAGCCGTCGGGGATGATACCCGGCTCCACAAAGAATTCATCCAGACCGTCGTCTGTGTCCGAGTGGCCGCGAAGTTCTGCGGCCCGCCGCTCGGCGCGCTCCCGTGGGGTTTCCTCGGTGGTCATAGCAGCCCTGACACTTGGGCGAAGCTTCTTCTCAATTGGCTTAAAGTCATCATTTTCCATCATTTCATTTTACCTTCCTTGATCAAGTCAATTTTGTTTTTGGCGTAAGCCTCTGGGGTCATCCCCATGTCGGCTGCCGCCTCGCGCTCTGCCGCCGTCAGCCTGACCGTGTTCTTGCTGTTGGAACCCGTGCCACGACTCACTGGGGCAGCCGCTGGGGCGGCGTCACGGCGCTGGGTGACCTTGGATGCGAACTGATCGCCAGTGTCATTGCTGGGGGCGGCCTTAGACACTCCCAGCTTGCTCTCAATAGCCGCGAAGTATGCGGGCGTGTCTGGGGCGATACCATCATCAACCGCGTCTTCGTGCGCTCTGATCATCTTGCGGTTCAGGCGGGGGTCGGTGACGAACTGGGGGTTATTGCGGACCCAATTGGCCGAGATCGGCGTCAGCCGCGCCGCGAAGGCCTCCACGGGGTCGGCGGGCGTATACTGCGGTTCGGGAGTCTTCGGCTTGGAGTTCATCGCCTCAAGGCCGTTGCGAAGCTGGAGCAATTGCGCCGACTTCTCGCCCATCAACTGCTGAATTTCAGCCGCGCCAGCGAAGTCCTGATTCTGCATGGCAATCTGGTAATTGCTCTTTAGAATCTCGGCGTCCCGCGTGACACTGTCAATGGCGCTGGACACCAACTGGATTTCGGTGTCGTCCTTTTCGCTGCTGGCGTGGTGCGCCCGCTTTTCGGCGGCAATGCGAGCCTGACGCTCAACGTCAATCTGGCGCTTCAGTTCAGAGATTGACTCTTGAATGTCGGGGACTTGGATTTCCTCGGCCTCGGCAATTTCATCATCAACGATAATTTCGATTTCTTCATCCATGTCGTTCACCTTCAATAAACGGAATCAGGGTGTGGGGCGCGGCCTTTGATGCTGATGTCGTCAAAGATTCGGCACAAGACGCCATTTACGGTAATTGACCAGCCGTCAGACGGGCGGAAGATCAGCCATTCGTGGTCTTGGAACGTCATCCCCGTGAACCAGTTGCCGTCCTGCTCAAAGGCCAGCGGGCCACGCTTGATCAGAAGCCCGACTTTGGACTGGTAGCGGTCTTCATCAAGGTGGTCAGCGGTCAGGATTAAGCCAGATTTGGTCTTTTCTGGCCGTAAATAGACAGCAAGAAGGACTTGATTGTGGAACAATTCGATTTCCGAAATGTCCCCAATTTGTTCAAGCAGGGCTTCCTTGGGGTCTTTTTCGTGGCTCATGGGCATATGGGGCATTGGTAATCCTTACATGGTCTTGTTAATGTTTGTGGAAACCTCGTCGCAAAGCGAGATCACCTCATTGAACGCGGAAATTTTTCCGACGGATTCACGATATTCTTCAATGGTCTTTATGGCAAGTCCGCCAGCCATGTTGCCGATGATCTCGGCGCAGCGCTCGATGATAAGTTTGAGGAGTTCCCGCTCAAAGGCGGTGCTGACGGTCGTGATCATGGATAATCCTAATTTTCATGGGGTGGGGGCCAGTTTTTGTCTGGCCCCCGTAAGCCGAAGGGAGGGGTCGGCTTATTTCTTGAGGTCTTTGTTCATCGTCTCACCGTAGGCATCAACCTTTTCGAGGCGAGCCTTGCCACCGCCAGCGCCGCCAGTGATTGGGTATGCCACGCGGCCACCAGCCTTGCGGCCCATCATGGGCGGGCCACCTGCGGGTGGCATGGGTCCAGCGCCAGCAGCGCCAGCCAGAGCCTGCTGCAAGCCTGGGGGAAGGGACATGTGAGCGGGTGGAGGCGCAGAGGGCATGGGAGATGGTGCAGGCATCGGTGGGCGCATCATTGGGGGTGGCATAGCGCCGCCGCCCATCGGGGGCATGGGTGGCATACCGCCCGCTGGGGGCATAGCGCCAGGCTTCTCGGCGTTGTGCGGGAAGATGTTGATGCTGATGTTGCTTTTGCCGACCTTGCCACCCGTGGCGCGTGACGTGCGGGCCGCGTCCTCAAATGCCTTGGCGGTTGGCGCACCCTTCTCGCCAGCCTCACGCATTTTTTCACCGCGCTTGCGCTTGGCGTTGATGTTGGCATACAGACCGCCGCCACGCTTCATGGCCGAGCCGCCGCAAGCTTTGCAGTCACAGCCTTCTTCGTGGGCTTCCTCGGCCTTGCCGCCTTTTTTGTAACCACGCGCCATTGGTGCCATTTGCATCATTGGGGCTTGCATACCCATGCCGCCGCCGCCCATCTTTGCGGTGCGACCCCCGTCTTTCAGGCCCTTCATGGATTCCTGCTTGTCGTGCTTGTCGTCAGCCTCGGATGCTTCCCACTCGGCCATCGTCATCTTGCGCTTGGCAGCCAGCTTCTTGTCCTGCATCTGGTCCTTGGCCGAACCTTCAAACTTTTCAGCCTTGCCGCCGCGCTTGTATACGCCAGACATCGTCTTGTCTTCCATGTCCGGGCGAGTCTTGGGCCGTGGGGAGGTCCGTGGGGCCATTTGCGAGCGGTAATTATCTGGCTGCTCGGTGAGATCAGCAAAGCCCTTCATCATTTCGGCTGTGATCGGCTGGCCGTATTGATTCAATACAACTTCCTCGTCGGTGCCACCATTTGCGCGCTTCAGGCGACCGCCCTTGGCGAACCCGCCGACGTGCTTGATGCCTTCGCGTTCCTCGTTGGCGTCCTTGACGTTGCGGTTGACCAGAGCATCAGCGTAGGCCTTGCCACCCGACTGGCGGGGCTTGCGGCCTGCGTGGCTCATGGATTCAGCGCCATCGACCTTGCCGCCGACTTTGAATGCGCGGCGGGAGACTGGGCGAGCGCCCGTCTTTACGTCTGCGTTCAATGGCTCGGATGGGGTCCAAGTCGAAGCATCAACTTTTTCGGAAGTGGCTCCAGAGAGGCGCTTGGCCTTCTCCTTCATCGCCTCGCGTAGGCTTTTGGCGTCCATTTTTACAATCCTCTGAGGTTACACGGCGTCCCGTTTGTGCTTTGCATTGTATACCGAAGTCAGGGACAATGCACGATCAATGTTCACATCCCCACCGTCAGCCGTAGAGCCTTGTCAACAGCATGGTGCTTATGTTTTTTCTTGCTCCTGTAATCAGGATGTGGATGGCGAGACGGGGTCTTAGTCTGGTAAGCAACATCTGAAGGGACATAGTCATGTTCCTGATCTGTCAGGTGCTTTTCGTGATTGTGAAACTGCGCGTAGAACGAATCCACATCAAGTTTTTTGTCCATTACGATTTCCCTTCATTGTCTTTTAAGGAAAGCTGCTTTCCCTGCGGTGCAATCCGAACTTCAAAGTTGGTTGGAATTGTTGGGCCTTTCAAAGGATTACCATTCTTGTCCAGTCCTTGGCTTGGGCCTCTTTGATATGTACCATCTGGGTTCTTCAAGGCTTTTGGATTGTAGCGAACAAAGAAGCCTTTGCTTTCTTTGGTGGCTCCTTCAACCGTTCCAGTTGCCTTCTTGTTTTTCAAACCAACGATGACGCCGTCGGTGCCTTCGGGCTGAATATCGAGGGGTCGGAAATCGTGCTTGTCGCCGTTGACAACCTTGTATTTCTTTCCAGTCTCTTCATCAACGACAACCTCTGGCAAATGTTCTTTGTGGGAGAATGCCATTGCCACGTTGTCGCCGCCATCAAGGCGACGGCGCATCTGCTTCCAGTTCGTGTGTTCATTGGACACGGCAATTTCTGGATCGGAAACACCAGTTGAGGAATATGTGTAGTGATGGTTTGCAGCAACAGGGTTTGAGTTGTTCTTTGTGTAATCGTAAAAACTGACATCAGGATGCGCTTCTATCAAAGACTTGTGGACCAATGGGTTGATGTCAGAAAGGGTGTTAAGGCGTACCCCAAGGTGGTTTCCATTGCGCGCTGCTTCTTCCTTTGCTCGGTCAATCTCGTCATACAATCGAACAGCAAAAGCTTCTGGTTCACGCATCATTGCGTTTGTTTTCTTTAGGCTGTTCAGGCGAGGCCCTTTGAATGCCGTCAAATCTCGACCGCCGCCAACTTTGAAATAATTGCCGCTGGTCTTTCCAAGGCACTCGTCCTTGCATGACGCGCTGTTGGGGCAGGTTGAGAATTTTCCTTCCTGATATGCTGGAGCGAGCGCCAATCCAGTTGTCTCAACGCCACGACCGTCTGGCAGCTTTACTGGTTCCTCGTCGCCATATCCTGTTTCGGACTTCATAAGCTTGGCGTTCTTCGTAAACATTGGCGCAGCGCCTTTTCCAGAACTGCTTGGGACGTGCTGCGCAAGCCTGCGGTCTGCGGCCATTGCATTCTGAATGCGCTCTTCTCGATTTAGAGAAACATGGTTTGCAATTGCCGAATCAAAAGCGTCTTTTAAGCTTCTCATCGTGGGTGTCTGATCGTGCGTTTGAAAAACACCAACCTTTCCCTTTGTCGGCGCTTGAGTTCCTTGTGGGGAAATACTGAAACGCGGCGTAGGCGCTTTCGGCATTGGTGATGTCAGGCTCAAAGCCTTGTTTACGATGTCATCCATGTCATTTCCCCTTGGGCTTGAGGGAACCTATAGCAGACTTCCCATCTTTCGTAAATCCGCGCGTGAGGGCGAGGGCTTTGCTGACCGATCCGCCCGTGGCATACCCTGGGATCGTCATGGCGCTCCGTATGTCAAAGACGTTTGCTGGCTCGATGTGCCAATCCTCGTTGTCCATGCGGAAATTTAGGCCGTATCTTGCGGCATTTTCCTGCGCCCACTTCAGGGCCTCGTCGTCGGCGTAGGACAAGTCAGCAGCCAAACCGTAATTGTGGGATGAAGTCCCAGGGCGGGCGACCCAATTGTCCCTTACTTCAGGGTCTGGATACTTTGCTGCTGCGGCCTCCCAAAGTTCTTGCTGCCGCTCTGGTGTCCGATAGCCAGACGCCACGGATATTTTGCCTGGGGCCTCCGCAATCATCCTGTCAATGGCGCTCTGGAATGGGGCATACATGCCACTTGGCTGATACCCCTGCTCAGGTAGGGGAATCATGCCAGACGGCGTGTGGCCCTCGCTGGACGCGCTTGGCGTGGGTTCTTCGGGCTTGTTCTTTAACTCGTTGACCGTGTCCATCAGGGAGCCGAGGGATTGGCTGAAACCCCCCGCAGGCCGCTGCTGCTGGCGGGGGACAATCGGGGCCACCGCCAACTGCCTGATCTGGATCGGCGCAGCCGGAACGTAGCCCATGACTGGCCCACCCGTGGCTCTGGTGACGGTGCCGCCGTATTCGTATTTGTTTAAGATGCTGACCAACTTATCATCGTAGACAACGTAATTATTGGTTCCGTCGTTGGCCTTAAATCTAGCGCCAGAAACTCCTCTATTAAGAAGGTCTTTTTCGCGGATTTTTCCGCTATCATACAACTCCCTAAAGGTATTATGTTGAGGGAAATCCAAAAAAGCATTTTTTACAATTTCGCTTTGTTGCGAAATAGGGGTATCCCAATCGGCAAAAGTTGACGGATGAGCATTTATTTTCACCTTATACATATTCGCGCCAAGTTTTACATCTTCACTGCCACGCGACCTTAGTTCGTCAATGACGTTCTGGTAATCGCGCCTTGCGGAAAACGGAAGTTCCTTGGAGCGGGCAAGAAGATCAGATTCTGCATCACTAGCAACGTCAGCAAGTGTTCCGCTTTTGCCTTGATCGTGTGCAAATTTCCATACAGATTCATAAGCATCATCCGACAAGCCAGCGGATCGCCCCTTTTTACCTCCAATAATGGGACTCGCACCTAACGCCTTGAAATGTTCTGCATTCTTCTCATTTTCTGAAAAATATAGCCCTTCGCTGAAAGCAGACGGCGCACCAACGCCAGTGCCGACCTTACTCATATCAAACTTGTCAAAGCTGTGTGGGCTGCCGTGGTAGGCTGTGATGCCGTCCTCGTCGACTTCGCCACCATCCTCGCGGCGGATGCGGGGGTCTGTGGGGTCAAACGCCTCGGCCTCGGTGTGCTTGATGGTCTTGGGATCAAATGCCACGACCTCAGAGATGCCATTGGGGAGATGCCCGTGGTCAGTCTTGACGACAACGCCATCGTGGCCGCGTCTTTGCATTTCAGCCATAAACGGCTGGATATGGTGTGACTGGAGATTGTCCCACGGGTTCAATTCGTTTTTCTCACGCATGATTCCCATAGACTGCAAATCACGCAGGGTGCTGTGCGATTTGGTTTCACTCGAAACGTCCCAAACGTAGGGGTTTTTCAAGGCAGCGTGGAGCGGGCCGATAACAGCGCCCCTCCCCATTTCGTCTGGGTCAGCGTAACCTTCAGCGTTGCCCCTGAGTGGCGTCAGGTAATGACCTCGGCCATAGAAGCCAGCATCCCGCGCGCCAAGTTTGGCGTTGTCAAACGCTTCAAACTCTTTGGACTGCGTTGTCCCATGATACAGGTCAAGCGGTGCGCCGCTTTCGTTTTGCAGGCTCTCGTGGACACCCTGAAACATGGGTGCATTTGCTGCGCCACCATCTGCCTTGGTGATTGCTTGTTGCTGAATGGCGGATGGGTCTGTGACAATGTAAGAGTGATCTGGAGTGACGGAACTGGTCATCCGCCCCTCTTCCATGTCTTTCCATGTCGGGCCAGCGTCAAACTTGTTCATGTAGCGCAGGGCTTTGATGTTTGACTTGGACAGAGCATTGGAAAAGAGAACGTTCTGGGCCTTCATCGTCTCGTCAGGGTGGCTGATCCTATCTTCAATGTCCTGAAGGCCGTCATAGGTCTTGTTGAACGTATCAGAATCAATCTTGCCAGCCCCGTGAAGATGCTCAAGAATTTCATAGAAATCAAATCTGTTTGATGCGGCAGGGATGTCAACGATCTGCTCTGGGCGCGCATTGATCTTGAACGCCTTTGGCGAAACCCTTTCCGCCATGTCTGGGCGACCCATCAGAGATTTGACGGCTGCGTTGTGTGCCAAGGCTGGGTTTGCTGCAAAGTGAATGCCAACATCGCGGGCGCTGGGACGAAACTGACCGACAATGTTTTCTGGGGAAGCGTGGTAGGCGGTGATGCCGTCAACCTCACCGCCATCAGCGCGTTCAGTTGCGGAACGACCGTTTGCCTTGATAGCTTCATCCATATCTGCGAGCAGCGCCTTGATGGACTTGTCGCCACGTAGAAATGCTGCGGCTGCACGGTGGTTTCCGTCTCGCAAGTGGTGAATGCCGTTGATGCGCTCCACGAACGGAACGCCTTCTGCGGGGTTCCTGATCTTCGATTTCCCGATTGCGCCAACATCTGTGACGATCTTGTCCATCGGCACGTCTTCGACCTTAGCCCCTGCGTGTGCCTTGTTGATCGCCACTCGCAACGGGTCGGCGTAGACCGATTTTGCTGGGGTCATGGACATGTACGGATATTCCATGCGGGGCAGCGGCGAAGCCACAGCTTCTTCAGGCGGAACACCGTTGCGGTTCTGTCCAACATGCGGCAGGGCGTTGATGGCATCTTCCACCTTACCCCCATCACCATGGACGGCGCGGGGAACGTTGGGCAGGTATTTGGACGGGGCGATCTGGCCGTCGGCGCGGGATACCGCCGTGGTGTGGCGGTTCTTTTCAAGCATACCACCGAGTGTCAGCTTCGCCGCGCGGATTGCCTTGTCTCTGTCCATTTACTGCCCCTGTTTGCGGAGTTGCATTGCCAGTTTGACCGCATCAGCGGCATGATCACGTTCCTGCATGTCGCGCTCGTGCTGCATCCGAACCGCATCATTCATCTGGTCACGATCCATCCGCATTTGCTCAACCCGCAAATCCTTCTCGCGGTCGAGGTCGCGGTTCTGGTCGTTAATCTGGTCACGCTTCATGGCAAATTCCATCTGGCGGGCCTTGTTTTGCTCCGCCGCCATCTTGGATGGGTCAACCGCAGCCTGCGCGGGGGCCTGAGCGCCCTGTGATGCCTGCGCCCGCACCATGTCAGCCTGAGCGCGCAGAGTGTCTGCATCGGCCTTCTGGTGGGCAATCTTGACGTCCTCAAGGCCCTTCAGCAATTCAGGTGGTGGCTGCCGATCCTGCGCCGATTTCAGGAACTGTTCGGGGTTTGACCAGCCAATGGCGCGCAACGCCGCCTTATCAACGGCATCACCGTCAAATGCGGACGGGTTAGCGGCCTGCAACTGCTTCAGCGCCATGATCTTCATCACGCGCTGCGCGTGGCTGGACGTGTTCGGGTCGGCCTGCGGGACCAGTTCAACGTCATTCAGGGCCTGCATAAACAGTTCCTCATTCCACGCGATGGTGGGCCTGCGGTTCCGCTGCCAGAAACTTTCGGGATGCTCGCGGAAGCATTTCAGCAGCAGCGAGAATTCCTCGGCCTGCGCGCTGTGCATCCGCTTGTGGACGGCATTCATAATCTTGGTGGCCTGCTCGATCATCGCCAGCGTGGTGCCGACGGGCGCGTCGGAGCGTCCCTCACCCACTTGGGCCTCAGATGTCCCGCCGACACGCATACCAGTCTGGGACATGTTCTCCACCAGCGCCATCAGTGCCTGCGACGGCTCCTTGTAGGGCAGCGGCATGACAGCCTGATTGATTGGCTGCCCGCCCGTCTTGATCTGGGCCGATCCGCCTGGGGGAATGCGGAAGATGTTGGTGTTTTGGCGCGACCCCGTGTCGCTGACCAAGAACCCAGGGAAGTTGGCATACATACCAGCGTCCAGAAGTTCGCGCCACGCGGCGGTGATCGCGTTGGTGGTGTTGCCGAGGATGTGCAGCAGGCCGATGTCGTAGAAGCCTAGGCCTGGGACAAACGTATATTTGACGAAGTTCGTGCGGGCTTCGGGCAGATCGGCGGTGTCCTGATCAAAGTTGCGGGTGATCGACAGGATTTTGCGCGACGACACGTCGATGGTCACGCGGTATGGGATTTCGAGGCCGCTCTTTTTCTTTTTGTATTTGTGTTCAAAGCCGCTGATGTCCAGTTCGCAGTAAACCTCGTAAATCTCGCGGTCGCGGTCATCAGGGTTTGACGATGTGGCGGTGATGCCCTGCTGCGCGCTCTTGGCGTCCTGCGCGGCATCGGGGGTGACCTCATTGGGCGTGGACAGGTCGGTGTCACTGTAGACGCCGATGATCTGGAGCCGCTTGACGGTGCTGGGGCGCATATAGACGCGGTGCGTCACGCGCTTGGCGTTGGACAGATCGGTGGCGGCGCTGTTGACGATCAGATTGTCCGCGTCAACGCTCTCGCTGACGGGGCGGTTCCGCAGCGGGCAGAAGTAAATTTTCTTGAACGACGTGCCGCCGAAGCCCAGCATCAGCAGCATCCGATCTGTGTCGGGGTAGTATTCGCGCGCCGTGCTGGTCAGGTAGTGGTTCATGTCCTTTTCGAGGGCGTTGGCGATCTCGTCACGCTGGACGGTGCTGCCGTTGGCGTCATCGCGGATTTTGACAGGGCCATCGGTGGGCAGCAATTCTGAACGCGCATTCGCTTGGAACCGCAGGACAGCCTCTTGCAGCAGAGGGTGGCGGACCTTGGACATGCCCTCGATGGGTGCGCCATCTGACGCGCCGTTGAGGCCGGGGATTTCAATTTTGAGGCCCAGCAGCTTGATGCCCTGCGCGCGGTCCTCGATCCACTCGCTGCGGCTTTCGAGGTCATCCTCAACGCCACGGATTAGGTCATCGGCAATGTTTTGGAGTTCGGTGTCGTCAATTTCATCAACCAGATTGTCAAACCACCCCATCGGGGGGCGCTTTTCGTTGTCGGGGTCTTGGATCGGCTTGCCATCAAGGGACAGGGTGATCGAGCCGTCACCATGTTCAATCTTGAGGATCGCGCCGTCTTGGGAGATTTCGGGAATGTCTTCCGGCTCGGCGTCGTCATGCTCAACGGTCACGTCCATAGGGCCGATGGCCGCGTCGGCCTCGTCTTCATGCAATCGAATATTGGGGTTCAGTCCTGACATCGGCGTCCCTCGGATATAATGGCTGCGCCCACGTTATCAGACGCAGCCACGAATATCAACGAGAAGCCTAATTGCCCTCGATCTGGAGGGTGACGGCGGCTTTTCTCTTCTTGCCGCTCACCCAAGAAGTGTTGGTGGAGGTGGTATCGCGGCCCTCACAAACCACGACAAGGACATAGTTGATGTTGCCATACGAGCCGACATCAGCGGCAACACAGCCATCGGGCAATTGACGGTTGATGGTTTCCAGCTCTCGTCTGTGTTCTTCTTCAAGGCAACCAGACAGCGCCAACACGGCGATCAATAATAGTTTTTTCATTCGGTTTTCTCCAGTTCAAGCAAAACTTTGCGAAAATCTTCGTATGTAAGATCACGCAAAACCCACTGCCGCATCATATCCAGAACGGCGATTTCGGCCTTATCCAGTTTGGCTTTAAGGCTTTTGATTTCATCGCCCCTCCACTCATGGATAATACCAAGACATATCCCGATCCCCAAAGCGGCGATTAACATCAAGATGTAAGGTAACGTCACTCTTTCCCCTCCAGTTCGGCAAGAACGGATCGGGCTTCTTCGATGGGCCAAGCAGGAACTTTATTATACACGGAGTGACGGATTTGAGCGTCAATTGTCATACCACCAGCACCCAGTGAAACCATTTTGCCTTCATCACAGGCGTCTGTCACTAACCGCAAAGCATCAATAGCCTTAGCCAGCTTGGCCTCTGCTGTTTCTGTGCGGGCCAGCATCAAGGCAAATGTGCGGTCACGCTCGTCTAAGATAAACTTTCGATCCCTCACCAACTGCTCAATGCGGTCTGCCATGACTTGCGCCGCTTTAAGCATCACACCAACGCGCTGCCTCCCCAAGAAATCAAGGTTGCTCATGCAGGAACATCCGCCATTCGTATGCACCCCCACGGTCTTTGCAATGACGCAATATCCATCACTGCACCCGCCGTTGAGGGCCGCTTGTTGGTCACGATATTGCTGGATCAGTTCTTCATCGGTCATTTCTTCTCTCCGATCAGGTCGAGGATTTCTTCTTCCGCATCAGCGCAATAAGTCCAACCCTGCATTAGCTTATACGCCTCACGCAGCGCAGCTTCACGGATGGTAGCAGGGTCAACAGCACGGGTGTTCCATTCTGCGTCATCCCGCTCTTTCACCAACGCCTCAATGCGGTCGGCGGCTTGCTTTGTGATTGTAGGGATCATTTCATAGTCTGCACCGACCATCTGTTCTTGGTCGTAATCTTTTGTGACACGTCCTAAGTATTGCAGGGTTTTAATCAGTTCTTCATCGTTAAGCGCAGCTTCACTGCTAGTCATTTCTTCTCTCCGATCAGGGTAAGGATGGCGGCAGCGACATCGCCAGCACCGTCTGACATCCCTTGATACTGAGGATCAGCGCGGTGCGGGGAGTGAATGTTTTTGTATTCAGCCCACCACTCAGATGACAGCGCCTCGGCCACAGCAGCAGCCTCACGCAGCGCATCCTCACGGATGGTGGCGGGGTCAACAGCGCGGGTGTTCCATGCGGCGATAGCCTGATCCATAGTGGGAAAGTAGCCATAGCCCAGTGTAAAGATTGCCCCGTGACATTCAGGGTATCGGCAGGACACAGCATAGGAATCCCTGCCATCGTAATCTGTCTTGCAGATCGTGTTCTTGTCGCCCCCGCAGAACGGGCATGGCTTTAGGTCTGGCTGGGTCATGCCAATGCTCTCACGATAGCCAAGAACAGCGCGTCCTTCTTGCGCTGAAACTCTGGCAAATCTGCATACGGGACCATGCAGGGGTGGGTCTTTGCCACGGCGTCCTTGACCTCGCCATACACCCATCCGTCCGCGATCTTGTCTGCCATCCAATTGCTGTGCATATCTTCTGGCGTAGCGTCTGGGTATTTCAGCGCGTGTTGAACGCCGTTGATGGCGCTGTCAACTTGCCACTGGGGAGCCTGACCCCAGTGCAACGGGAATGAATCGCCATTTAGGTGACACCACACTTTGTTGGCCTCGTGGCATATGATTGCGATGTTTTCGATCATTTCTTTTCCCTCAAGATAGTATTGCGCCGTTTCTTCAGAACTTCCCGCATGGTGCATCGCAACATCAACTGATATTTGATGCGATTGACCCGATCTGTGTCACCCGCCCATTGCGCGTCCTCTTTTGCGGCAACCAGCGTGTCTATCACCTGCGACAGGCTGTTGGTTTCGCGGTTGATGTCGTCAATGTCGTACCCGACGCGGCCCAGTAACGACACCGCCTTGGCCCTCATGTCCCTACTGCTGGTTGCCACGGGCAGCCCTCAGTCCGCTGATGCGGCGCACGAGAATGCGCGCCATGCAGTATAGGATTCGGATTTCCTTGTGGATTTTCCATTTATCCGATGCCTTGGCGGCGTAGGAAATTTCACGCTCCTGATTGTTGATCTGAGCCTTGACGTTGAGGTGCCGCGCGAGCAGCGCCCTAACATCGTCTTGCAATTCACCCAAACGCTGCCTTGCCTCGGCGGTCATAGATTTACTTGGCATCTTCAAACACCGCCGAGACGGGCATATCAGCCTGATTTTGATACTTGCCGTCATAGTATGCGTTGGCGGATGTCTGGTGAAAGATAACCTGTGCTATGCCAGCGCCCGCTGGCTGGTCGGATAATTCTTCAATCATTTTCGCAGCTTTCCTCATTACATCTGGGTTGTCCTTGAACGATCCAAGTCCCCTGTTGCAGTGGGCGCACAAGATAAACCTGACGCGCCCACTTTTGTGACAATGATCAGTATTCCAGCCCGCCTTTGCGCCAGCGTCCTTGGATTCACAAATTGCGCACTTGCACCCTTGCGCCTCAAACATAGCCTGCCATCCTTCTGGAGTCATGCCATACTTGGCTTTCAACATAGACCTGCGTTTCTTCTCTGGGTCTGTATTTTTTCTTGCGTAATCACGAGAATATTCTCGGCTTTTTTCAAGGTTTTTGTAATAGTGCTTTTTTGACCTTTCCCTGCCACTTTTTGCTTTATCCTCTTCACTCATGCGCGGCCTGCACTTTCTTCCATCTGGCTTGCCTATGCCCTCGCGTTTTGCTTTGCGGCGACCTACGGTGCGCTTTAAATGGCAGGATACACACCAAGGGATATGCCCACGAATAAGTTTTGGGTTTTTATAGAACCCGCATTCTGGGGAATTAACCCCGCAGTTGGCGCAGGTGTACTGTGCGTACACCCGCTTTTCATTTTCAATCAAAGATGGCTGGGGTGGGATCAGTTGATTGTCCTTGATATTTTCCATTGTAAGATGCCCGTTCTGATGTCTGGTGAAAGATCACTTGAGCTATCCCCGCTCCAGCAGGGATGTGTAGACCTTCCCGACCATGATATACAAGTTCAAGGGTAAGTCCACCGCAAAATCCACTTTCGATCACGGTGTTGAACACCGACAACCCCTGACGCGCCCATGTGCTTTTGTCATGCACCACGCCCACCAGATTTGGCGGCATCTGGAACTCTTCTATGGCGCTGGCAAGGGTGAAGTCGCCTTGTGAAAATTTACCGTCTACAATCACCCCTGACAGGTAGTCTTTATCTGGCTTGTAGAACACAACATCCTGCTTGATGCGGATGTCGTAACCAGCCTCGGACAGGCCGAAAGAGACGCCATGCTGGCGCATCTTGTCGTTGATCATGCCCTTGATGGGCGCTACCTCAAGCAGGTGTCTGCCGTTGATGATCATTGCTTCAGCCCTTCCCGTGCGATGGCAGCCATGCGCTTTACTGTGGCAGTGCTGGTGGGCTTTTCCTCGTCAATGATACGTTGCAGGGCAATGTTCAGCTTGTCGGCGCGATCCAGCAGGCGGTGGATTTCATCTACGTGCCGTACGATCTCAAAACCCATTCCTTGGGTCACTTCCGACAGGTGGTCCTTGTCGCGGTTAAGTTTGACCGCCTCTTCACGCAGCCGCTTGATTTCTTTCCACGGGTTCCAGATCATCATTAACTCCTAAAAAATATCCCTGACGGTCCCCGACACGCCACAACGGCAATATCGTCATCAGGTCGCCACGGCATCAGCGAGACGCCGTGCGCGAATATCTCATATTATGGCTGTGGGGTCAACATATCAATCAGGCCTAGGCCGCGTCTTTCAGGGTCTGGGTCACGCTGTGGCCGCAGCTTGGGCATTTGTGGCATGGGATAACCTTCCCCGGCCCCCCAGCAGAGAACGTGCTGGCGCGTGTATCGTTGGGGAAATCTGGCATCCCCCCGACGTAGGTTTGGGCAGTGGCGATGCCCAGAACCATGTCAGTCTTGCACTTGCGGCAGATCATCTTGGCACCTCAACGATTCTGACACTTGGGACGCCATCCTTGATGTCCAACTGGATGATACCAAGGGCATCGCCAGAATATGCGCCCTTGAAGCGGTAAATGTCATCACGCCAGAATCCTGTCGGCCCAGTTGGATAGATCGCCGCCCAATGTGAAACCGTCACAGGGGCGGGCTTGCCACGGTATGCGAGCCGACCGATCCATTCTGGAAGGAAGGTTGTTTTCCAGCCCTCAGAGTTATAAACTTCCCACCCGTGCGGCCACGCCATCAGGGATGCCCGTTCCTCTTCTGTCAGCAATCCGTATGGGACACGATTCGTTGTTGGGTCAAAGTAACTCACTTCTCCATCTCCTCAAGATGCACCGTCGATACCCCATTGCAGGTGTCAACCCGCAAGACAGCGATGCGGTCACCATTGTGGCACTTGTCCGCTGCTTTCCTGTTTGAATGTCCGCGAGGCACCAGCCCATTTGGATAAACATTGAACCACTTTGATGTCACCACAGGCGCGGGCTTGCCACGGTAGACAGCCTGCATTGCCCAAGCTGGCCCGGGGGCTGGAACCCATTCATCAACCCAACCTTTATGAAACTCCCACCCATGCGGCCAAGCCTTTAGCGCCTCTTGTTCCTCTGGGGTCAGCAGCCCAAACGGGATGCGGTTCGTTGTTGGATCAAATGTCATTCGTCATCCCCCAGCGTGTTGATGGATACATGATCATCTGCAACAACCAACACGCCGTCGATCTTTACCTGCACCCACGGGCTTCCGCAGCACCCGCAGCCTTTCACGCTGATCTGGATGCCGCGCTTCCGCAATTCTTCGCCCAATGCGTTTGTGTATGGAATGCTCATTTGTCATCCCCATTGATGATCTGGGTCACCATCACCCACGGCCAAATCATAGCGAACCAGATGGTGAGGGCAGCCGCCAGTGGCCGCTCGACCTTATAGGTGGCCTGCGTGTCATCAACGACCATGTCGAAGTTGATCAAGAGCCAAAAGACTGGCACGATGTAGGTCATGGCCCACAAGATAGTCCAGATGTTCATATCACTGTCCATCATCAAATTCCTCCACGAAGCGGCGAATGCCTTCCATCGCCATTGCGGTTTCATCCTCGCCCTCAATCACATAGACGCGCGTCACGCCGCTGTAATCACCCACGCCGATCACGGTGACGGTGTCACCATCAATGGTGGCGTTGCACAAAACTCGATTCATCGTCTTCCCCCCCCGACAATTGTCTCAGAACCATATTGTTGATGATTTTCATCATAGACAGCATGGCCTGCGCCTCCCGCCCATTTCTAGAAAGTTCCATCGTCATTCCCACGGTGACGCTGCACAGCGCCGTGATCATGTCTTCTGGCGTCACATCAAGTTCGGACGCGCATTCCACTGCCGCGTTCTGGATGGCCACAACCAGCTTGACCCCATCATTTTCCATCAGATAATCCTAAATGTTGTACAGCGGCTTCCCGCCATCATTGCCATGAAACGTCTTCGCGTCCTCAATCTCAGCCATTCTTTCGGGCGCTCTTGTGAGCATACCCATATCACGGAGGTGTTTCAAGCCCATTGAGACTGTATCCACAAGATCGTCATGCGCGCCACGGGGGAATGACGACACCTGGCGGATTACCATTTCGGCCCAGTCTTTGTTGGGCGCGTAGACCATCCCCTCGCTAAAAATGTGCTGGATTGAGTATAGGCGGGCCACCTTATCGAGGGTCTTGGGGTCATACATCTGGACAGAGAAATCCTCATTTCCGAACAGGCGTCGCATCTCCTGCGCCACGCTGTGTCCCGCTGCCTTGTTTTCGATCAGAAGTACATCGACCTTCATGCGCTTGCATATGTCGGCCACCTTCTCGGTCAGGTCATGCACCTCCAGCTTGCCCTGCCACGCATACATCAGCATAGCCTTCGGCACGGGGCCGAGGGATTCAGACTGAAAGCTGCGCGTGATGTCAATGCTGCGCCCGTATCGGTCCACCGACCGCGTGGCTGCCGAATCTGAACTGCCGCCGAACACGCCCCAGATCGTCAGGGCCGATGGGTCGTTCTCGGCCTTGGTGGTGTAGGCGGTGTCGAGGGATGCCACGATGTATTCGATCCCAGGGTATTCCGCCCGATCCCAAAGCTGCCACCACTCGTCCTTGATGATCCCGCCGCCACGGGGTTCGGGGGACTGGTTGTATTGCCCGGCGGTCGCGTATGGACCCATTGCGGCCTCGTCCCGCTCGACCACGTGGAGTGGGAACCGATCAGGGAACAGCAGTTCGCCATCCTCTTCGCGGGGATCGGCATAGCCCAGCCGCGTCGGGTGCGCCCGCAGCGGGTCATAGCGCATGGGCAGCATGATGTGGTCATAACCCATGTCGTTGTCGAGGATGACGCCGCTGACGTCCTTCTCATGGAGGCGCTGCATCACCACCACGATGGCCGACTTGTCGGGGTTGTTCAGGCGCGAGGTCACGGCCTCCTTGAACAACTGCGTGACCGTAGTCCGTTTGGCATCGCTATTGGCATCGTCCACAGAGTGACAATCATCTACCAAAATTCTGTCGCCGCGATACCCTGTCACAGATGTGAAAGCGCAAGCTTGACGCGATCCTGTTGCGGTCGTCTCAAACTTACCCTTGGCGTTCTGGTCGCCCACTAGCTTTACGCGATCCCCCCAGTGGACCTGATACCAATCATCGGTCACAAGGCGGCGCATCCTCAAGCTGTCACGCAGCGCAAGTTCCAAAGAGTGCGATGTGCAGACATATCGCATGGACGGCATATTCTGCGGACCCCATTCCCACGCGGGCCAGAACACCCCCACCAGAAGCGATTTCATGGTGCCAGGTGGCACGTTGATCAGGAGGCGGTTGTAGTAGGTGCCATCACCGTTCAGTTCGCCCCGCGTGATCGCTTCGAGGTGGGCGCAGATGAAGTCAATGTGCCACCCGTGGCAGTATGGCTGCTCAGGCTCAATGACGTGCCACGCGGCCTTCACAAACTCGGCCAGAGACAGTTCGCACTTCCGCTTCTCAATCAGCCTGCGCTGCGCCTTGGCGTCTATGCCACGGGGCAGGTTAATTACTGTCATCGGTGGCCCCGAAGACCTTCTCCAGTGTCTCCAGTTCCTCAAGGGACAGGTTCGACACGTCGATGGTGTTCTGCACCTTGATCGGCGCGTCATCGACGCCCCCGATGAATGTCTTCTCGCCATATTTCTTGGGGTTCATGCGGCCCAGCGCCCACTTGCGCGAATCAACCCGCAGCCTGCTTCGCTGGATATGCTCGCCATTCAGGATGACCGACGTCGGGTCATCGGCGTTCCGCAGCATGAAATCGTTGGTTCCATCGTCCGCAATATCGAGGATTTCCTCGAACATAGCATCGGCCCGCATCTGCATGGCGCGCGTGTATTGGTCAACTTTTTCAGGATTTGTGGAAAGAAACTTCATAAAGCCAGAAACAGTGGGCATATGATCATCTTTGCAAATAGTGCGGACGCTCTGGCCTTCGACCATGCGCTCACAAATCTCTAGAAACAATTCATCCGTAATTCTAATCACAGCCGCCACCTTCTGATTGGGTGACGGCAATGTAGCATTGAATCGGAAAAGTTTCAATGCGCGGCCTCAGTGCAGAAAGCAGACACGTCGCCGCGCTGCCGTGGATTGCGCCAACAAACGCGGCTCTCACGGCTTACCATGCGTTCAGCGCCGACGCGCCGCCGTCTTGATCGCCTCGGCGGTGGCGTAGGGGACTGCCACCCTGCCGTTCTCGTAATTGATGACAGAGATCAGGGGAATCTTCAATGCCGTGGAGAAATCGCTGCGGGTCATCCCCATGTTGCTCCGCAGGGCCTTCAAGTCCCGTGCGGACATCCACGGCTCCACCATCTTCAGTCGCTGCAACTCGGCCCGCGTGATGCCCTCGCCCAGTTCTGTCAGAAAGTAAATCCGCTGGCTCGTATCGTTTGCATCGCCACGGGCCGCCATCAGCTTTTTACGAACCAAGAGCGACATTGCCACTGATGTCTGGCGGGAGGTCATTTCCAGTCGGCGGGACAACTCCACTGACGTCCACGGCAGGAATTCCTTGCGGCCCTTGTGCCAAAAGACTGACATGTTGTGCAACGCCTCGGCGTCAATCTGGCGGAACATCCTGGAATTCAAGATGTCGCCCTCCATCGACTCCCGCAGCGCGTCCTCGTCGTAACTGTCAAAGTTGTTCATCATGTTCATTTCTTTCTCTCCATTGAGTGAGGCACCATGCCCCATAAGCGATCAGTATCATAGGCAATTGCCCCTAACAAGAACAAAATTGAGGGTGAAAGTGCCAAGAGTAGATTCCAAAATTTCACCTACAGACATTTTACCCCTAAGCCTTTGATTTTTATAACTTTTATACATTGTATATATATATATATGTATATATATATATATATATATATATATATATATATATATATATATATATATATATATATATATATATATATATATATATATACATATATATATATATACAATGTATAAAAGTTATAAAAATCAAAGGCTTAGGGGTAAAATGTCTGTAGGTGAAATTTTGGAATCTACTCTTGGCACTTTCACCCTCAATTTTGTTCTTGTTAGGGGCAATTGCCTATGATACTGATCGCTTATGGGGCATGGTGCCTCACTCAATGGAGAGAAAGAAATGAACATGATGAACAACTTTGACAGTTACGACGAGGACGCGCTGCGGGAGTCGATGGAGGGCGACATCTTGAATTCCAGGATGTTCCGCCAGATTGACGCCGAGGCGTTGCACAACATGTCAGTCTTTTGGCACAAGGGCCGCAAGGAATTCCTGCCGTGGACGTCAGTGGAGTTGTCCCGCCGACTGGAAATGACCTCCCGCCAGACATCAGTGGCAATGTCGCTCTTGGTTCGTAAAAAGCTGATGGCGGCCCGTGGCGATGCAAACGATACGAGCCAGCGGATTTACTTTCTGACAGAACTGGGCGAGGGCATCACGCGGGCCGAGTTGCAGCGACTGAAGATGGTGGAGCCGTGGATGTCCGCACGGGACTTGAAGGCCCTGCGGAGCAACATGGGGATGACCCGCAGCGATTTCTCCACGGCATTGAAGATTCCCCTGATCTCTGTCATCAATTACGAGAACGGCAGGGTGGCAGTCCCCTACGCCACCGCCGAGGCGATCAAGACGGCGGCGCGTCGGCGCTGAACGCATGGTAAGCCGTGAGAGCCGCGTTTGTTGGCGCAATCCACGGCAGCGCGGCGACGTGTCTGCTTTCTGCACTGAGGCCGCGCATTGAAACTTTTCCGATTCAATGCTACATTGCCGTCACCCAATCAGAAGGTGGCGGCTGTGATTAGAATTACGGATGAATTGTTTCTAGAGATTTGTGAGCGCATGGTCGAAGGCCAGAGCGTCCGCACTATTTGCAAAGATGATCATATGCCCACTGTTTCTGGCTTTATGAAGTTTCTTTCCACAAATCCTGAAAAAGTTGACCAATACACGCGCGCCATGCAGATGCGGGCCGATGCTATGTTCGAGGAAATCCTCGATATTGCGGACGATGGAACCAACGATTTCATGCTGCGGAACGCCGATGACCCGACGTCGGTCATCCTGAATGGCGAGCATATCCAGCGAAGCAGGCTGCGGGTTGATTCGCGCAAGTGGGCGCTGGGCCGCATGAACCCCAAGAAATATGGCGAGAAGACATTCATCGGGGGCGTCGATGACGCGCCGATCAAGGTGCAGAACACCATCGACGTGTCGAACCTGTCCCTTGAGGAACTGGAGACACTGGAGAAGGTCTTCGGGGCCACCGATGACAGTAATTAACCTGCCCCGTGGCATAGACGCCAAGGCGCAGCGCAGGCTGATTGAGAAGCGGAAGTGCGAACTGTCTCTGGCCGAGTTTGTGAAGGCCGCGTGGCACGTCATTGAGCCTGAGCAGCCATACTGCCACGGGTGGCACATTGACTTCATCTGCGCCCACCTCGAAGCGATCACGCGGGGCGAACTGAACGGTGATGGCACCTACTACAACCGCCTCCTGATCAACGTGCCACCTGGCACCATGAAATCGCTTCTGGTGGGGGTGTTCTGGCCCGCGTGGGAATGGGGTCCGCAGAATATGCCGTCCATGCGATATGTCTGCACATCGCACTCTTTGGAACTTGCGCTGCGTGACAGCTTGAGGATGCGCCGCCTTGTGACCGATGATTGGTATCAGGTCCACTGGGGGGATCGCGTAAAGCTAGTGGGCGACCAGAACGCCAAGGGTAAGTTTGAGACGACCGCAACAGGATCGCGTCAAGCTTGCGCTTTCACATCTGTGACAGGGTATCGCGGCGACAGAATTTTGGTAGATGATTGTCACTCTGTGGACGATGCCAATAGCGATGCCAAACGGACTACGGTCACGCAGTTGTTCAAGGAGGCCGTGACCTCGCGCCTGAACAACCCCGACAAGTCGGCCATCGTGGTGGTGATGCAGCGCCTCCATGAGAAGGACGTCAGCGGCGTCATCCTCGACAACGACATGGGTTATGACCACATCATGCTGCCCATGCGCTATGACCCGCTGCGGGCGCACCCGACGCGGCTGGGCTATGCCGATCCCCGCGAAGAGGATGGCGAACTGCTGTTCCCTGATCGGTTCCCACTCCACGTGGTCGAGCGGGACGAGGCCGCAATGGGTCCATACGCGACCGCCGGGCAATACAACCAGTCCCCCGAACCCCGTGGCGGCGGGATCATCAAGGACGAGTGGTGGCAGCTTTGGGATCGGGCGGAATACCCTGGGATCGAATACATCGTGGCATCCCTCGACACCGCCTACACCACCAAGGCCGAGAACGACCCATCGGCCCTGACGATCTGGGGCGTGTTCGGCGGCAGTTCAGATTCGGCAGCCACGCGGTCGGTGGACCGATACGGGCGCAGCATTGACATCACGCGCAGCTTTCAGTCTGAATCCCTCGGCCCCGTGCCGAAGGCTATGCTGATGTATGCGTGGCAGGGCAAGCTGGAGGTGCATGACCTGACCGAGAAGGTGGCCGACATATGCAAGCGCATGAAGGTCGATGTACTTCTGATCGAAAACAAGGCAGCGGGACACAGCGTGGCGCAGGAGATGCGACGCCTGTTCGGAAATGAGGATTTCTCTGTCCAGATGTATGACCCCAAGACCCTCGATAAGGTGGCCCGCCTATACTCAATCCAGCACATTTTTAGCGAGGGGATGGTCTACGCGCCCAACAAAGACTGGGCCGAAATGGTAATCCGCCAGGTGTCGTCATTCCCCCGTGGCGCGCATGACGATCTTGTGGATACAGTCTCAATGGGCTTGAAACACCTCCGTGATATGGGTATGCTCACAAGAGCGCCCGAAAGAATGGCTGAGATTGAGGACGCGAAGACGTTTCATGGCAATGATGGCGGGAAGCCGCTGTACAACATTTAGGATTATCTGATGGAAAATGATGGGGTCAAGCTGGTTGTGGCCATCCAGAACGCGGCAGTGGAATGCGCGTCCGAACTTGATGTGACGCCAGAAGACATGATCACGGCGCTGTGCAGCGTCACCGTGGGAATGACGATGGAACTTTCTAGAAATGGGCGGGAGGCGCAGGCCATGCTGTCTATGATGAAAATCATCAACAATATGGTTCTGAGACAATTGTCGGGGGGGGAAGACGATGAATCGAGTTTTGTGCAACGCCACCATTGATGGTGACACCGTCACCGTGATCGGCGTGGGTGATTACAGCGGCGTGACGCGCGTCTATGTGATTGAGGGCGAGGATGAAACCGCAATGGCGATGGAAGGCATTCGCCGCTTCGTGGAGGAATTTGATGATGGACAGTGATATGAACATCTGGACTATCTTGTGGGCCATGACCTACATCGTGCCAGTCTTTTGGCTCTTGATCAACTTCGACATGGTCGTTGATGACACGCAGGCCACCTATAAGGTCGAGCGGCCACTGGCGGCTGCCCTCACCATCTGGTTCGCTATGATTTGGCCGTGGGTGATGGTGACCCAGATCATCAATGGGGATGACAAATGAGCATTCCATACACAAACGCATTGGGCGAAGAATTGCGGAAGCGCGGCATCCAGATCAGCGTGAAAGGCTGCGGGTGCTGCGGAAGCCCGTGGGTGCAGGTAAAGATCGACGGCGTGTTGGTTGTTGCAGATGATCATGTATCCATCAACACGCTGGGGGATGACGAATGACATTTGATCCAACAACGAACCGCATCCCGTTTGGGCTGCTGACCCCAGAGGAACAAGAGGCGCTAAAGGCTTGGCCGCATGGGTGGGAGTTTCATAAAGGTTGGGTTGATGAATGGGTTCCAGCCCCCGGGCCAGCTTGGGCAATGCAGGCTGTCTACCGTGGCAAGCCCGCGCCTGTGGTGACATCAAAGTGGTTCAATGTTTATCCAAATGGGCTGGTGCCTCGCGGACATTCAAACAGGAAAGCAGCGGACAAGTGCCACAATGGTGACCGCATCGCTGTCTTGCGGGTTGACACCTGCAATGGGGTATCGACGGTGCATCTTGAGGAGATGGAGAAGTGAGTTACTTTGACCCAACAACGAATCGTGTCCCATACGGATTGCTGACAGAAGAGGAACGGGCATCCCTGATGGCGTGGCCGCACGGGTGGGAAGTTTATAACTCTGAGGGCTGGAAAACAACCTTCCTTCCAGAATGGATCGGTCGGCTCGCATACCGTGGCAAGCCCGCCCCTGTGACGGTTTCACATTGGGCGGCGATCTATCCAACTGGGCCGACAGGATTCTGGCGTGATGACATTTACCGCTTCAAGGGCGCATATTCTGGCGATGCCCTTGGTATCATCCAGTTGGACATCAAGGATGGCGTCCCAAGTGTCAGAATCGTTGAGGTGCCAAGATGATCTGCCGCAAGTGCAAGACTGACATGGTTCTGGGCATCGCCACTGCCCAAACCTACGTCGGGGGGATGCCAGATTTCCCCAACGATACACGCGCCAGCACGTTCTCTGCTGGGGGGCCGGGGAAGGTTATCCCATGCCACAAATGCCCAAGCTGCGGCCACAGCGTGACCCAGACCCTGAAAGACGCGGCCTAGGCCTGATTGATATGTTGACCCCACAGCCATAATATGAGATATTCGCGCACGGCGTCTCGCTGATGCCGTGGCGACCTGATGACGATATTGCCGTTGTGGCGTGTCGGGGACCGTCAGGGATATTTTTTAGGAGTTAATGATGATCTGGAACCCGTGGAAAGAAATCAAGCGGCTGCGTGAAGAGGCGGTCAAACTTAACCGCGACAAGGACCACCTGTCGGAAGTGACCCAAGGAATGGGTTTTGAGATCGTACGGCACGTAGATGAAATCCACCGCCTGCTGGATCGCGCCGACAAGCTGAACATTGCCCTGCAACGTATCATTGACGAGGAAAAGCCCACCAGCACTGCCACAGTAAAGCGCATGGCTGCCATCGCACGGGAAGGGCTGAAGCAATGATCATCAACGGCAGACACCTGCTTGAGGTAGCGCCCATCAAGGGCATGATCAACGACAAGATGCGCCAGCATGGCGTCTCTTTCGGCCTGTCCGAGGCTGGTTACGACATCCGCATCAAGCAGGATGTTGTGTTCTACAAGCCAGATAAAGACTACCTGTCAGGGGTGATTGTAGACGGTAAATTTTCACAAGGCGACTTCACCCTTGCCAGCGCCATAGAAGAGTTCCAGATGCCGCCAAATCTGGTGGGCGTGGTGCATGACAAAAGCACATGGGCGCGTCAGGGGTTGTCGGTGTTCAACACCGTGATCGAAAGTGGATTTTGCGGTGGACTTACCCTTGAACTTGTATATCATGGTCGGGAAGGTCTACACATCCCTGCTGGAGCGGGGATAGCTCAAGTGATCTTTCACCAGACATCAGAACGGGCATCTTACAATGGAAAATATCAAGGACAATCAACTGATCCCACCCCAGCCATCTTTGATTGAAAATGAAAAGCGGGTGTACGCACAGTACACCTGCGCCAACTGCGGGGTTAATTCCCCAGAATGCGGGTTCTATAAAAACCCAAAACTTATTCGTGGGCATATCCCTTGGTGTGTATCCTGCCATTTAAAGCGCACCGTAGGTCGCCGCAAAGCAAAACGCGAGGGCATAGGCAAGCCAGATGGAAGAAAGTGCAGGCCGCGCATGAGTGAAGAGGATAAAGCAAAAAGTGGCAGGGAAAGGTCAAAAAAGCACTATTACAAAAACCTTGAAAAAAGCCGAGAATATTCTCGTGATTACGCAAGAAAAAATACAGACCCAGAGAAGAAACGCAGGTCTATGTTGAAAGCCAAGTATGGCATGACTCCAGAAGGATGGCAGGCTATGTTTGAGGCGCAAGGGTGCAAGTGCGCAATTTGTGAATCCAAGGACGCTGGCGCAAAGGCGGGCTGGAATACTGATCATTGTCACAAAAGTGGGCGCGTCAGGTTTATCTTGTGCGCCCACTGCAACAGGGGACTTGGATCGTTCAAGGACAACCCAGATGTAATGAGGAAAGCTGCGAAAATGATTGAAGAATTATCCGACCAGCCAGCGGGCGCTGGCATAGCACAGGTTATCTTTCACCAGACATCCGCCAACGCATACTATGACGGCAAGTATCAAAATCAGGCTGATATGCCCGTCTCGGCGGTGTTTGAAGATGCCAAGTAAATCTATGACCGCCGAGGCAAGGCAGCGTTTGGGTGAATTGCAAGACGATGTTAGGGCGCTGCTCGCGCGGCACCTCAACGTCAAGGCTCAGATCAACAATCAGGAGCGTGAAATTTCCTACGCCGCCAAGGCATCGGATAAATGGAAAATCCACAAGGAAATCCGAATCCTATACTGCATGGCGCGCATTCTCGTGCGCCGCATCAGCGGACTGAGGGCTGCCCGTGGCAACCAGCAGTAGGGACATGAGGGCCAAGGCGGTGTCGTTACTGGGCCGCGTCGGGTACGACATTGACGACATCAACCGCGAAACCAACAGCCTGTCGCAGGTGATAGACACGCTGGTTGCCGCAAAAGAGGACGCGCAATGGGCGGGTGACACAGATCGGGTCAATCGCATCAAATATCAGTTGATGTTGCGATGCACCATGCGGGAAGTTCTGAAGAAACGGCGCAATACTATCTTGAGGGAAAAGAAATGATCGAAAACATCGCAATCATATGCCACGAGGCCAACAAAGTGTGGTGTCACCTAAATGGCGATTCATTCCCGTTGCACTGGGGTCAGGCTCCCCAGTGGCAAGTTGACAGCGCCATCAACGGCGTTCAACACGCGCTGAAATACCCAGACGCTACGCCAGAAGATATGCACAGCAATTGGATGGCAGACAAGATCGCGGACGGATGGGTGTATGGCGAGGTCAAGGACGCCGTGGCAAAGACCCACCCCTGCATGGTCCCGTATGCAGATTTGCCAGAGTTTCAGCGCAAGAAGGACGCGCTGTTCTTGGCTATCGTGAGAGCATTGGCATGACCCAGCCAGACCTAAAGCCATGCCCGTTCTGCGGGGGCGACAAGAACACGATCTGCAAGACAGATTACGATGGCAGGGATTCCTATGCTGTGTCCTGCCGATACCCTGAATGTCACGGGGCAATCTTTACACTGGGCTATGGCTACTTTCCCACTATGGATCAGGCTATCGCCGCATGGAACACCCGCGCTGTTGACCCCGCCACCATCCGTGAGGATGCGCTGCGTGAGGCTGCTGCTGTGGCCGAGGCGCTGTCATCTGAGTGGTGGGCTGAATACAAAAACATTCACTCCCCGCACCGCGCTGATCCTCAGTATCAAGGGATGTCAGACGGTGCTGGCGATGTCGCTGCCGCCATCCTTACCCTGATCGGAGAGAAGAAATGACTAGCAGTGAAGCTGCGCTTAACGATGAAGAACTGATTAAAACCCTGCAATACTTAGGACGTGTCACAAAAGATTACGACCAAGAACAGATGGTCGGTGCAGACTATGAAATGATCCCTACAATCACAAAGCAAGCCGCCGACCGCATTGAGGCGTTGGTGAAAGAGCGGGATGACGCAGAATGGAACACCCGTGCTGTTGACCCTGCTACCATCCGTGAAGCTGCGCTGCGTGAGGCGTATAAGCTAATGCAGGGTTGGACTTATTGCGCTGATGCGGAAGAAGAAATCCTCGACCTGATCGGAGAGAAGAAATGACCGATGAAGAACTGATCCAGCAATATCGTGACCAACAAGCGGCCCTCAACGGCGGGTGCAGTGATGGATATTGCGTCATTGCAAAGACCGTGGGGGTGCATACGAATGGCGGATGTTCCTGCATGAGCAACCTTGATTTCTTGGGGAGGCAGCGCGTTGGTGTGATGCTTAAAGCGGCGCAAGTCATGGCAGACCGCATTGAGCAGTTGGTGAGGGATCGAAAGTTTATCTTAGACGAGCGTGACCGCACATTTGCCTTGATGCTGGCCCGCACAGAAACAGCAGAGGCCAAGCTGGCTAAGGCTATTGATGCTTTGCGGTTAGTGACAGACGCCTGTGATGAAGGCAAAATGGTTTCACTGGGTGCTGGTGGTATGACAATTGACGCTCAAATCCGTCACTCCGTGTATAATAAAGTTCCTGCTTGGCCCATCGAAGAAGCCCGATCCGTTCTTGCCGAACTGGAGGGGAAAGAGTGACGTTACCTTACATCTTGATGTTAATCGCCGCTTTGGGGATCGGGATATGTCTTGGTATTATCCATGAGTGGAGGGGCGATGAAATCAAAAGCCTTAAAGCCAAACTGGATAAGGCCGAAATCGCCGTTCTGGATATGATGCGGCAGTGGGTTTTGCGTGATCTTACATACGAAGATTTTCGCAAAGTTTTGCTTGAACTGGAGAAAACCGAATGAAAAAACTATTATTGATCGCCGTGTTGGCGCTGTCTGGTTGCCTTGAAGAAGAACACAGACGAGAGCTGGAAACCATCAACCGTCAATTGCCCGATGGCTGTGTTGCCGCTGATGTCGGCTCGTATGGCAACATCAACTATGTCCTTGTCGTGGTTTGTGAGGGCCGCGATACCACCTCCACCAACACTTCTTGGGTGAGCGGCAAGAAGAGAAAAGCCGCCGTCACCCTCCAGATCGAGGGCAATTAGGCTTCTCGTTGATATTCGTGGCTGCGTCTGATAACGTGGGCGCAGCCATTATATCCGAGGGACGCCGATGTCAGGACTGAACCCCAATATTCGATTGCATGAAGACGAGGCCGACGCGGCCATCGGCCCTATGGACGTGACCGTTGAGCATGACGACGCCGAGCCGGAAGACATTCCCGAAATCTCCCAAGACGGCGCGATCCTCAAGATTGAACATGGTGACGGCTCGATCACCCTGTCCCTTGATGGCAAGCCGATCCAAGACCCCGACAACGAAAAGCGCCCCCCGATGGGGTGGTTTGACAATCTGGTTGATGAAATTGACGACACCGAACTCCAAAACATTGCCGATGACCTAATCCGTGGCGTTGAGGATGACCTCGAAAGCCGCAGCGAGTGGATCGAGGACCGCGCGCAGGGCATCAAGCTGCTGGGCCTCAAAATTGAAATCCCCGGCCTCAACGGCGCGTCAGATGGCGCACCCATCGAGGGCATGTCCAAGGTCCGCCACCCTCTGCTGCAAGAGGCTGTCCTGCGGTTCCAAGCGAATGCGCGTTCAGAATTGCTGCCCACCGATGGCCCTGTCAAAATCCGCGATGACGCCAACGGCAGCACCGTCCAGCGTGACGAGATCGCCAACGCCCTCGAAAAGGACATGAACCACTACCTGACCAGCACGGCGCGCGAATACTACCCCGACACAGATCGGATGCTGCTGATGCTGGGCTTCGGCGGCACGTCGTTCAAGAAAATTTACTTCTGCCCGCTGCGGAACCGCCCCGTCAGCGAGAGCGTTGACGCGGACAATCTGATCGTCAACAGCGCCGCCACCGATCTGTCCAACGCCAAGCGCGTGACGCACCGCGTCTATATGCGCCCCAGCACCGTCAAGCGGCTCCAGATCATCGGCGTCTACAGTGACACCGACCTGTCCACGCCCAATGAGGTCACCCCCGATGCCGCGCAGGACGCCAAGAGCGCGCAGCAGGGCATCACCGCCACATCGTCAAACCCTGATGACCGCGACCGCGAGATTTACGAGGTTTACTGCGAACTGGACATCAGCGGCTTTGAACACAAATACAAAAAGAAAAAGAGCGGCCTCGAAATCCCATACCGCGTGACCATCGACGTGTCGTCGCGCAAAATCCTGTCGATCACCCGCAACTTTGATCAGGACACCGCCGATCTGCCCGAAGCCCGCACGAACTTCGTCAAATATACGTTTGTCCCAGGCCTAGGCTTCTACGACATCGGCCTGCTGCACATCCTCGGCAACACCACCAACGCGATCACCGCCGCGTGGCGCGAACTTCTGGACGCTGGTATGTATGCCAACTTCCCTGGGTTCTTGGTCAGCGACACGGGGTCGCGCCAAAACACCAACATCTTCCGCATTCCCCCAGGCGGATCGGCCCAGATCAAGACGGGCGGGCAGCCAATCAATCAGGCTGTCATGCCGCTGCCCTACAAGGAGCCGTCGCAGGCACTGATGGCGCTGGTGGAGAACATGTCCCAGACTGGTATGCGTGTCGGCGGGACATCTGAGGCCCAAGTGGGTGAGGGACGCTCCGACGCGCCCGTCGGCACCACGCTGGCGATGATCGAGCAGGCCACCAAGATTATGAATGCCGTCCACAAGCGGATGCACAGCGCGCAGGCCGAGGAATTCTCGCTGCTGCTGAAATGCTTCCGCGAGCATCCCGAAAGTTTCTGGCAGCGGAACCGCAGGCCCACCATCGCGTGGAATGAGGAACTGTTTATGCAGGCCCTGAATGACGTTGAACTGGTCCCGCAGGCCGACCCGAACACGTCCAGCCACGCGCAGCGCGTGATGAAGATCATGGCGCTGAAGCAGTTGCAGGCCGCTAACCCGTCCGCATTTGACGGTGATGCCGTTGATAAGGCGGCGTTGCGCGCCATTGGCTGGTCAAACCCCGAACAGTTCCTGAAATCGGCGCAGGATCGGCAGCCACCACCTGAATTGCTGAAGGGCCTTGAGGACGTCAAGATTGCCCACCAGAAGGCCGATGCAGACACTCTGCGCGCTCAGGCTGACATGGTGCGGGCGCAGGCATCACAGGGCGCTCAGGCCCCCGCGCAGGCTGCGGTTGACCCATCCAAGATGGCGGCGGAGCAAAACAAGGCCCGCCAGATGGAATTTGCCATGAAGCGTGACCAGATTAACGACCAGAACCGCGACCTCGACCGCGAGAAGGATTTGCGGGTTGAGCAAATGCGGATGGATCGTGACCAGATGAATGATGCGGTTCGGATGCAGCACGAGCGCGACATGCAGGAACGTGATCATGCCGCTGATGCGGTCAAACTGGCAATGCAACTCCGCAAACAGGGGCAGTAAATGGACAGAGACAAGGCAATCCGCGCGGCGAAGCTGACACTCGGTGGTATGCTTGAAAAGAACCGCCACACCACGGCGGTATCCCGCGCCGACGGCCAGATCGCCCCGTCCAAATACCTGCCCAACGTTCCCCGCGCCGTCCATGGTGATGGGGGTAAGGTGGAAGATGCCATCAACGCCCTGCCGCATGTTGGACAGAACCGCAACGGTGTTCCGCCTGAAGAAGCTGTGGCTTCGCCGCTGCCCCGCATGGAATATCCGTACATGTCCATGACCCCAGCAAAATCGGTCTACGCCGACCCGTTGCGAGTGGCGATCAACAAGGCACACGCAGGGGCTAAGGTCGAAGACGTGCCGATGGACAAGATCGTCACAGATGTTGGCGCAATCGGGAAATCGAAGATCAGGAACCCCGCAGAAGGCGTTCCGTTCGTGGAGCGCATCAACGGCATTCACCACTTGCGAGACGGAAACCACCGTGCAGCCGCAGCATTTCTACGTGGCGACAAGTCCATCAAGGCGCTGCTCGCAGATATGGATGAAGCTATCAAGGCAAACGGTCGTTCCGCAACTGAACGCGCTGATGGCGGTGAGGTTGACGGCATCACCGCCTACCACGCTTCCCCAGAAAACATTGTCGGTCAGTTTCGTCCCAGCGCCCGCGATGTTGGCATTCACTTTGCAGCAAACCCAGCCTTGGCACACAACGCAGCCGTCAAATCTCTGATGGGTCGCCCAGACATGGCGGAAAGGGTTTCGCCAAAGGCGTTCAAGATCAATGCGCGCCCAGAGCAGATCGTTGACATCCCTGCCGCATCAAACAGATTTGATTTCTATGAAATTCTTGAGCATCTTCACGGGGCTGGCAAGATTGATTCTGATACGTTCAACAAGACCTATGACGGCCTTCAGGACATTGAAGATAGGATCAGCCACCCTGACGAGACGATGAAGGCCCAGAACGTTCTCTTTTCCAATGCTCTGTCCAAGTCAAACATCAAAGCCCTGCGCTACATGAACAAGTTTGACGCTGGCCCGACATGGAAAGACATGGAAGAGGGGCGGATGACCAGTTCCGTCACTCCAGATCACTCTTACATTGTCACAGACCCATCCGCCATTCAGCAACAAGCAATCACCAAGGCAGATGGTGGCGCAGCAAATGCACCCATGTTTCAGGGTGTCCACGAGAGCCTGCAAAACGAAAGCGGCGCACCGCTTGACCTGTATCATGGGACAACGCAGTCCAAAGAGTTTGAAGCGTTTGACAACGCCAAACTTGGCGCGCGGGATGCTGGCTTCTATGGCCGAGGTCATTACCTGACGCCACTCAGGGGCAACGCTGAAGGTTACGCTGACCCAGACGAAATGGGGAGGGGCGCTGTTATCGGCCCGCTCCACGCTGCCTTGAAAAACCCCTACGTTTGGGACGTTTCGAGTGAAACCAAATCGCACAGCACCCTGCGTGATTTGCAGTCTATGGGAATCATGCGTGAGAAAAACGAATTGAACCCGTGGGACAATCTCCAGTCACACCATATCCAGCCGTTTATGGCTGAAATGCAAAGACGCGGCCACGATGGCGTTGTCGTCAAGACTGACCACGGGCATCTCCCCAATGGCATCTCTGAGGTCGTGGCATTTGATCCCAAGACCATCAAGCACACCGAGGCCGAGGCGTTTGACCCCACAGACCCCCGCATCCGCCGCGAGGATGGTGGCGAAGTCGACGAGGACGGCATCACAGCCTACCACGGCAGCCCACACAGCTTTGACAAGTTTGATATGAGTAAGGTCGGCACTGGCGTTGGTGCGCCGTCTGCTTTCAGCGAAGGGCTATATTTTTCAGAAAATGAGAAGAATGCAGAACATTTCAAGGCGTTAGGTGCGAGTCCCATTATTGGAGGTAAAAAGGGGCGATCCGCTGGCTTGTCGGATGATGCTTATGAATCTGTATGGAAATTTGCACACGATCAAGGCAAAAGCGGAACACTTGCTGACGTTGCTAGTGATGCAGAATCTGATCTTCTTGCCCGCTCCAAGGAACTTCCGTTTTCCGCAAGGCGCGATTACCAGAACGTCATTGACGAACTAAGGTCGCGTGGCAGTGAAGATGTAAAACTTGGCGCGAATATGTATAAGGTGAAAATAAATGCTCATCCGTCAACTTTTGCCGATTGGGATACCCCTATTTCGCAACAAAGCGAAATTGTAAAAAATGCTTTTTTGGATTTCCCTCAACATAATACCTTTAGGGAGTTGTATGATAGCGGAAAAATCCGCGAAAAAGACCTTCTTAATAGAGGAGTTTCTGGCGCTAGATTTAAGGCCAACGACGGAACCAATAATTACGTTGTCTACGATGATAAGTTGGTCAGCATCTTAAACAAATACGAATACGGCGGCACCGTCACCAGAGCCACGGGTGGGCCAGTCATGGGCTACGTTCCGGCTGCGCCGATCCAGATCAGGCAGTTGGCGGTGGCCCCGATTGTCCCCCGCCAGCAGCAGCGGCCTGCGGGGGGTTTCAGCCAATCCCTCGGCTCCCTGATGGACACGGTCAACGAGTTAAAGAACAAGCCCGAAGAACCCACGCCAAGCGCGTCCAGCGAGGGCCACACGCCGTCTGGCATGATTCCCCTACCTGAGCAGGGGTATCAGCCAAGTGGCATGTATGCCCCATTCCAGAGCGCCATTGACAGGATGATTGCGGAGGCCCCAGGCAAAATATCCGTGGCGTCTGGCTATCGGACACCAGAGCGGCAGCAAGAACTTTGGGAGGCCGCAGCAGCAAAGTATCCAGACCCTGAAGTAAGGGACAATTGGGTCGCCCGCCCTGGGACTTCATCCCACAATTACGGTTTGGCTGCTGACTTGTCCTACGCCGACGACGAGGCCCTGAAGTGGGCGCAGGAAAATGCCGCAAGATACGGCCTAAATTTCCGCATGGACAACGAGGATTGGCACATCGAGCCAGCAAACGTCTTTGACATACGGAGCGCCATGACGATCCCAGGGTATGCCACGGGCGGATCGGTCAGCAAAGCCCTCGCCCTCACGCGCGGATTTACGAAAGATGGGAAGTCTGCTATAGGTTCCCTCAAGCCCAAGGGGAAATGACATGGATGACATCGTAAACAAGGCTTTGAGCCTGACATCACCAATGCCGAAAGCGCCTACGCCGCGTTTCAGTATTTCCCCACAAGGAACTCAAGCGCCGACAAAGGGAAAGGTTGGTGTTTTTCAAACGCACGATCAGACACCCACGATGAGAAGCTTAAAAGACGCTTTTGATTCGGCAATTGCAAACCATGTTTCTCTAAATCGAGAAGAGCGCATTCAGAATGCAATGGCCGCAGACCGCAGGCTTGCGCAGCACGTCCCAAGCAGTTCTGGAAAAGGCGCTGCGCCAATGTTTACGAAGAACGCCAAGCTTATGAAGTCCGAAACAGGATATGGCGACGAGGAACCAGTAAAGCTGCCAGACGGTCGTGGCGTTGAGACAACTGGATTGGCGCTCGCTCCAGCATATCAGGAAGGAAAATTCTCAACCTGCCCCAACAGCGCGTCATGCAAGGACGAGTGCCTTGGAAAGACCAGCGGCAATTATTTCAAAGTTGGCGGCGGTCGAGATTTGACGGCATTCAAAGGGCCTCGCCTGAACAGCCTAAAGAAAACAAACGCAATGATGCGTGAACCAGAAGCTTTTGCTGTTCGATTGTATGACGAGATTGACCGAGCAAAGGAAGAAGCAGCGCGCAATGGAAACCACCTTGGGGTACGCCTTAACACCCTTTCTGACATCAACCCATTGGTCCACAAGTCTTTGATAGAAGCGCATCCTGATGTCAGTTTTTACGATTACACAAAGAACAACTCAAACCCTGTTGCTGCAAACCATCACTACACATATTCCTCAACTGGTGTTTCCGATCCAGAAATTGCCGTGTCCAATGAACACACGAACTGGAAGCAGATGCGCCGTCGCCTTGATGGCGGCGACAACGTGGCAATGGCATTCTCCCACAAAGAACATTTGCCAGAGGTTGTCGTTGATGAAGAGACTGGAAAGAAATACAAGGTTGTCAACGGCGACAAGCACGATTTCCGACCCCTCGATATTCAGCCCGAAGGCACCGACGGCGTCATCGTTGGTTTGAAAAACAAGAAGGCAACTGGAACGGTTGAAGGAGCCACCAAAGAAAGCAAAGGCTTCTTTGTTCGCTACAATCCAAAAGCCTTGAAGAACCCAGATGGTACATATCAAAGAGGCCCAAGCCAAGGACTGGACAAGAATGGTAATCCTTTGAAAGGCCCAACAATTCCAACCAACTTTGAAGTTCGGATTGCACCGCAGGGAAAGCAGCTTTCCTTAAAAGACAATGAAGGGAAATCGTAATGGACAAAAAACTTGATGTGGATTCGTTCTACGCGCAGTTTCACAATCACGAAAAGCACCTGACAGATCAGGAACATGACTATGTCCCTTCAGATGTTGCTTACCAGACTAAGACCCCGTCTCGCCATCCACATCCTGATTACAGGAGCAAGAAAAAACATAAGCACCATGCTGTTGACAAGGCTCTACGGCTGACGGTGGGGATGTGAACATTGATCGTGCATTGTCCCTGACTTCGGTATACAATGCAAAGCACAAACGGGACGCCGTGTAACCTCAGAGGATTGTAAAAATGGACGCCAAAAGCCTACGCGAGGCGATGAAGGAGAAGGCCAAGCGCCTCTCTGGAGCCACTTCCGAAAAAGTTGATGCTTCGACTTGGACCCCATCCGAGCCATTGAACGCAGACGTAAAGACGGGCGCTCGCCCAGTCTCCCGCCGCGCATTCAAAGTCGGCGGCAAGGTCGATGGCGCTGAATCCATGAGCCACGCAGGCCGCAAGCCCCGCCAGTCGGGTGGCAAGGCCTACGCTGATGCTCTGGTCAACCGCAACGTCAAGGACGCCAACGAGGAACGCGAAGGCATCAAGCACGTCGGCGGGTTCGCCAAGGGCGGTCGCCTGAAGCGCGCAAATGGTGGCACCGACGAGGAAGTTGTATTGAATCAATACGGCCAGCCGATCACAGCCGAAATGATGAAGGGCTTTGCTGATCTCACCGAGCAGCCAGATAATTACCGCTCGCAAATGGCCCCACGGACCTCCCCACGGCCCAAGACTCGCCCGGACATGGAAGACAAGACGATGTCTGGCGTATACAAGCGCGGCGGCAAGGCTGAAAAGTTTGAAGGTTCGGCCAAGGACCAGATGCAGGACAAGAAGCTGGCTGCCAAGCGCAAGATGACGATGGCCGAGTGGGAAGCATCCGAGGCTGACGACAAGCACGACAAGCAGGAATCCATGAAGGGCCTGAAAGACGGGGGTCGCACCGCAAAGATGGGCGGCGGCGGCATGGGTATGCAAGCCCCAATGATGCAAATGGCACCAATGGCGCGTGGTTACAAAAAAGGCGGCAAGGCCGAGGAAGCCCACGAAGAAGGCTGTGACTGCAAAGCTTGCGGCGGCTCGGCCATGAAGCGTGGCGGCGGTCTGTATGCCAACATCAACGCCAAGCGCAAGCGCGGTGAAAAAATGCGTGAGGCTGGCGAGAAGGGTGCGCCAACCGCCAAGGCATTTGAGGACGCGGCCCGCACGTCACGCGCCACGGGTGGCAAGGTCGGCAAAAGCAACATCAGCATCAACATCTTCCCGCACAACGCCGAGAAGCCTGGCGCTATGCCCCCAGCGGGCGGTATGCCACCCATGCCCCCGATGGGCGGCGGCGCTATGCCACCCCCAATGATGCGCCCACCGATGCCTGCACCATCTCCCATGCCCTCTGCGCCTCCACCCGCTCACATGTCCCTTCCCCCAGGCTTGCAGCAGGCTCTGGCTGGCGCTGCTGGCGCTGGACCCATGCCACCCGCAGGTGGCCCGCCCATGATGGGCCGCAAGGCTGGTGGCCGCGTGGCATACCCAATCACTGGCGGCGCTGGCGGTGGCAAGGCTCGCCTCGAAAAGGTTGATGCCTACGGTGAGACGATGAACAAAGACCTCAAGAAATAAGCCGACCCCTCCCTTCGGCTTACGGGGGCCAGACAAAAACTGGCCCCCACCCCATGAAAATTAGGATTATCCATGATCACGACCGTCAGCACCGCCTTTGAGCGGGAACTCCTCAAACTTATCATCGAGCGCTGCGCCGAGATCATCGGCAACATGGCTGGCGGACTTGCCATAAAGACCATTGAAGAATATCGTGAATCCGTCGGAAAAATTTCCGCGTTCAATGAGGTGATCTCGCTTTGCGACGAGGTTTCCACAAACATTAACAAGACCATGTAAGGATTACCAATGCCCCATATGCCCATGAGCCACGAAAAAGACCCCAAGGAAGCCCTGCTTGAACAAATTGGGGACATTTCGGAAATCGAATTGTTCCACAATCAAGTCCTTCTTGCTGTCTATTTACGGCCAGAAAAGACCAAATCTGGCTTAATCCTGACCGCTGACCACCTTGATGAAGACCGCTACCAGTCCAAAGTCGGGCTTCTGATCAAGCGTGGCCCGCTGGCCTTTGAGCAGGACGGCAACTGGTTCACGGGGATGACGTTCCAAGACCACGAATGGCTGATCTTCCGCCCGTCTGACGGCTGGTCAATTACCGTAAATGGCGTCTTGTGCCGAATCTTTGACGACATCAGCATCAAAGGCCGCGCCCCACACCCTGATTCCGTTTATTGAAGGTGAACGACATGGATGAAGAAATCGAAATTATCGTTGATGATGAAATTGCCGAGGCCGAGGAAATCCAAGTCCCCGACATTCAAGAGTCAATCTCTGAACTGAAGCGCCAGATTGACGTTGAGCGTCAGGCTCGCATTGCCGCCGAAAAGCGGGCGCACCACGCCAGCAGCGAAAAGGACGACACCGAAATCCAGTTGGTGTCCAGCGCCATTGACAGTGTCACGCGGGACGCCGAGATTCTAAAGAGCAATTACCAGATTGCCATGCAGAATCAGGACTTCGCTGGCGCGGCTGAAATTCAGCAGTTGATGGGCGAGAAGTCGGCGCAATTGCTCCAGCTTCGCAACGGCCTTGAGGCGATGAACTCCAAGCCGAAGACTCCCGAACCGCAGTATACGCCCGCCGACCCCGTGGAGGCCTTCGCGGCGCGGCTGACGCCGATCTCGGCCAATTGGGTCCGCAATAACCCCCAGTTCGTCACCGACCCCCGCCTGAACCGCAAGATGATCAGAGCGCACGAAGACGCGGTTGATGATGGTATCGCCCCAGACACGCCCGCATACTTCGCGGCTATTGAGAGCAAGCTGGGAGTGTCTAAGGCCGCCCCCAGCAATGACACTGGCGATCAGTTCGCATCCAAGGTCACCCAGCGCCGTGACGCCGCCCCAGCGGCTGCCCCAGTGAGTCGTGGCACGGGTTCCAACAGCAAGAACACGGTCAGGCTGACGGCGGCAGAGCGCGAGGCGGCAGCCGACATGGGGATGACCCCAGAGGCTTACGCCAAAAACAAAATTGACTTGATCAAGGAAGGTAAAATGAAATGATGGAAAATGATGACTTTAAGCCAATTGAGAAGAAGCTTCGCCCAAGTGTCAGGGCTGCTATGACCACCGAGGAAACCCCACGGGAGCGCGCCGAGCGGCGGGCCGCAGAACTTCGCGGCCACTCGGACACAGACGACGGTCTGGATGAATTCTTTGTGGAGCCGGGTATCATCCCCGACGGCTGGTCCTACGAGTGGAAGACCCGACTCGTCCTCGGTGCGGAAGACCCCGCACACCAAGTGGCGTTGCAGCGCAAGGGTTGGGAAATGGTCCCCGCGTCCCGCCACCCCGAAATGATGCCGCTGGGCTACAAGGATGCCATGATCACCCGCAAGGGCATGGTTTTGATGGAACGCCCGCTGACCATCACTGAGGAGGCCCGCAACGCCGAAAAGCGCCGCGCCCGCCTTCAGGTCCGCGCCAAGGAAGAGCAGCTTTCCGCGTCGAAGCCGGGCGAGTTTGGCCGCGACAACAACGGCAATGATCTGACGAAGATCAAGAAGGGGTATGAAGCCATGCCTATCCCTGAGTGATCAAGGCAATCACTATTTACAACTACATCGGGCGTCTCCGCAAAGCCATCAGGGCCGAGGGGACGCCCGCCATCCAAGAGGCGTGGGAAAAGTTGGAGCCGCACGTTTCGGTGTTTTTCAGCGGTGATGATGTTGACAGGGCCACAAAATGATCGTATGTGGATTACGTTGAAGAAAGCGTAGTGGCCTCCTTCATCAGGTGATTAAAAGCGTAATGGGGGGCTTCGGTCCCCCATTTTCACATCAGGGGGCCGGATGGAACTTCAAGAACGGATTAACATGACGGTTCAGGGGCAGCTAACGTGGGCAAGCCCCGACCTTGGCAAGAAGTGCGTTGACTGCGCGCACTTCAAAAAAAGACCCCGCCAAGCCGCTCCTTGGGAAATGCGCCCTCGTGAAGGCCCACACTCGAAAAGTCGGAAAGTCTTTCGATGGCAAGTTTGCCATTGCCTGTTCAAAATTTGAAATGTAATACACGTCCTGCGTGGCGAAGGGTAAAGACCGCAAGACCCCACCTGACGGGGGACAGGAACGCCAAAAATGGTTCCGCCCAGTAATGGGGATGGTGCGGCGCAACCGCTGAAAGGACAGTTTTTGGTGGGGGGTTGCCCCCTTAAAATCACGTCAGGGCCACGCTCTTTACTTTGTATAAAAATACCCGTATTGTATCCGCATCCATCCCCCCGGCGGGGAGGCCCATCATCCCTTGGTCCTAAATCGCCTCGGTGCGCGAAATAGACCTCCTGTAAAGGAGATTTCCGCATGGCGAATTCAAATACGCCCTTCGGCTTTCGGCAATACAGCGGCACGGGTTCCGCCCCGACCTATGAGCAGGTCGCGGTTGACATCGTGTATAACGCTTCCGCAATCTATTACGGCGACCCCGTAATCAACGACGCAAACGGCTATGTGACTGTGGGTGCAGCCGCATCGACCGAAGTCACCGCCACAATCGCTGGCATCTTCCAAGGCTGTAAATACCTGTCGGTGTCGCAGAAGCGCACCGTGTGGTCGAACTACTGGCCTGGCTCTGATGTTGCATCGGGTAACACCGTCACGGGTTACATCGTCAATGATCCAAACGCCAAGTGGGTTGTGCAGTCGGATTCGACTGGCCTGACGCAGGCTGCGATCAACGCAAACATCAGCTACAACACTGGCACGGGCAATGCCTCGACTGGTATCTCTGGCGCATTCTTGGGTGCGACCATTGCGACCACCTCGACGCTGCCATTCCGCGTCATTTCGCTGCTCACCACTCCCCCTGGCTCGCCAGGCACTGAGGCTGGTGCGTACAATCGGGCAATCGTTGCCTTCAACTCGGTTGCTACCAAGCAATTGACTGGCGTGTAAGGGGATAAGAAATGGCTGTTAATCTATCAGCAATCAAAGACCTTCTGTTGCCGGGCTTGCGTGGTATCGAAGGCAAATACGAGCAGATTCCGTCGCAGTACGACAAAATCTTCACGAAGCACAACTCCAAGATGGCGCTTGAGCGCACCGCAGAAATGCGCTTCTTGGGCTACGCGCAACTGAAGACCGAGGGTGGCCAGACCTCCTTTGACAACGCGGCTGGCGAGCGGTTCATCTACAACCAAGAGCATACGGAAATCGGCTTGGGCTATGCGATCACCCGCAAAGCCATTGACGACAACCTGTACAAAACGCAGTTTGCTCCCTCAAACTTGGGCTTGGTGGAATCGTTCCAGCAGACCAAGGAAATCTACGGCGCAAACGTCCTGAACACCGCGACCACCTACAACGGTGCCATCGGCGGTGACGGCGTTGCGCTGATTGCCACCAACCACCCAATTGACGGTGGAACGGTTGCGAACCGTCCGACGACCGATGTCGAACTGAACGAGGCCACCCTGCTGAACGGCATGATCTCGATTCGTACCAACTTCCGCGATCAGGCTGGCCTGAAGGTCTTCGCCCGTGGCCGCAAGCTGGTTGTTCCCCCACAGTTGGAGCCAATCGCCATTCGTCTGACGAAGACCGAATTGCGCCCAGGCACCGCAGACAATGACGTCAATGCGATCATGTCCACCGCTGGCGGCTTGCCAGAGGGCTACATGGTCAATGACTATCTGACCTCGACTGGTGCATGGTTCTTGCTGACCAACATCGACGGCCTGTCCTACATGGAGCGGGTGAAGTTCGAAACGGATATGCAAGTTGACTTTGTTACGGACAACTTGCTGGTGAAAGGCTATGAGCGGTATTCTTTCGGATACTACAACTGGCGCTCGATCTACGGCTCGTTCCCAACCTAAGCCACGTCAAAAGGGGGCTTCGGCCCCCTTCTTCTCTTCTGGGTCTTATTGCCGCCCTGACCGCGCCCAGCGGACCTTGCACAGACAGCGCGGCGCATTGTGCAAAAGGAGCCTGATATGGGCAAGACTACCTTCACTGGTCCGATTCGCGCGGGCAACATTCTTCAAACCTCCGGCACCACCCTAGGCCAAGACGTCAAGAACGTCGGCTCGGTTGTCATGGTTCAGACCTATCCAATCACTCAAGCTGGCACCGCAACCGCATTGGCCACCCCAATCGTTCTGCCCGCAAACAGCCACATTATGAACATTCAGATGCTGAACACCGCCGCGTGGAGCGGTGCTGCGACGACTCTGAGCGTTGGCACCTCGGCAACCGCGACCGAACTGGTGGCGCTGACCTCAATGCCCGTTGGCCTCGTTGCGTTGAATCCAGGCACTGACGCAACTCGGACTGGCCTATGGGACGACACTGGAACCACGGATGACCGTATCTGGGTCATTTCAGCAAACACTGGCACGGGCGTCGGCACGATCACCGTCCGTTACATCCAAGCGCACGATCTGCCCTAATGGAAAATGGCATCCGCGTTGGGAACAAAAAACCCTCAATGACCATCGACAAATCGGTCGACACTGGCAAGCCTTCGGCAACTGAAAACGTGACGCCCCACACCACGAGTGGCAGCCGCACAGTTATCGGTGGCCAGCCAGTCTATGGTATGCCATTGATGTCAGCAGCCGCCGCCAAGGCAAAGTAACACGGGGGGGCTTCGGCCCCCTCCACCCTTACAGGAGAATGCGATGACCCCCATTACAATTTCAAAAACTGGCACTGGGCGGAGCGCGGTCATCGCCTCGGACAGCTTCCAAAATCCATTCAACGTCGGCTTGGTCATTGTCGTGACTGGCACGGCAACTTTCAACATTGAGATTTCTATGGATGACCCGATGCTTGCGGCCCCCACCGTCTGGGCTGTGGACACTGGTTTTTCCGCAAAGACCGCGTCAATCAACGGCTCCATCACCGTCCCACACCACGCGCTGTCAATCAACGTCACGTCTGGTTCCGGCACGGTCACGGCATATATCGTTCAGGCTGGTGCTCGGTAATGGCAAAATCACCCGCTTGGACCCGCAAGGAAGGCCAAGACCCCAAGGGTGGCCTTAACGCAAAGGGCAGGGCGTCGGCCAAGGCTCAAGGCATGAACCTGAAGCCGCCAGCGCCAAGTCCAAAGACCGAAAAAGACGCCGCGCGCAAGAAATCTTTCTGTGCCAGAATGTCTGGAATGGAAGGCCCCATGAAAGACGAGAGTGGAAAGCCGACCCGCAAGGCGCTGTCCCTAAAAGCATGGAAGTGTTGATCAGATGACCACCAGCGGCACATACGCATTTAACCCAGGGCTGGGCGAGATTGTCCTCTACGCATACATGAATTTGGGCATCCGCCCGACTTCACTGTTGCAAGAGCATATGGACAGCGCCCGCATGGCAACAAACATGATGCTGTCGCGCTGGGCGAACCAGGGGGTCAATTTATGGGCCGTCGATCTGGTCACCACTCCCCTGATTGAGGGGCAGTCCACCTACGCCGTTGAGGGCAACACGGTGATGATCCTTGATGCCTATACCACGACCGATCAGGGCATTGACCGCGTGATCATGCCGATCAGCCGCACCGAGTATGCGTCCTACCCAAACAAGGCCCAGCAGGGCTTCCCCACATCGTTCTGGTATGACCGCCTGATCTCCCCCACCATCACCCTGTGGCCCGTGCCAGACGGCACGTCGGCCACGATCCTGAAGTATTACCGTGTCCGCCAGATTCAGGACTCGAACCTCAGAAATAACGAAAATGTAGAAATTCCCTATTTGTGGCTGGAGGCGTTTGCGGACGGCCTGACGTATCGTCTGGCGCGCATCTGGAACCCCCAACTGGCCGTTCCCCTCAAGGGTCAGGCCGATGAAAGCTACATGATCGCGTCAAACCAGAACGTCGAGAATGTTGGGATGTATATTTCACCCATGATTGGCGGGTATTTCCGATAATGGCATACGCATCGAGGGCAGGAAAGGCGAGGACATCACGGGTATCCCCGCAGGCACACGCCATATGCGACCGCTGCGGTGGCCGCTACAACCACGTCGATCTGGGCTGGCAATACGACTGGGCTGGCGCGTCGATGATCAACAAGCGCCTTCTGGTGTGCAACACCTGCATGGATGACCCGCAGCAGCAGCTTCGGTCTATCGTGCTGCCAGCCGATCCGACGCCAATTATGAATGCGCGGCCAGAGCAATTCGTCAACGCCGAGACGGACTATCGCCTGACCAGCCTGCCCGCCACCATGAACGTCAAGACTGGCCTGATGGTCCCCGATGGTGACACCCGCATCACCGAGAATGACAAGAAGCGCGTCGTCCAGCAGACTGGCGGCGCTGATGGCAGCTTAAACCAACAGCCAGGCACGGACCCCGCCGCGCAGACCCCACCCCTAGCCACCGAGGCCGGATTGCCGTATGGTAACACCGAAGTTCCAGAGACAGGACCGATCTGATGGCAAACATTCAAATCCCCAACCTTCCAGCCGTAGCATCTCTGTCTGGGCAGGAACTGTTCGAGGGCGTCCAATCTGGAACATCCGTCAAGATCAGCTTGGATCAGGTCATTGCCGCCGCCAGAACGGGAACGCCGACAACTCTTCCTTTCCCAGTTGACTTCGGCGGGACCGGGGCGACGACCCTGACTGGATACATCAAGGGAAATGGAACCGCAGCGTTCACGGCGTCACCTACCATCCCGGCGTCCGACATCACTGGCGTTGGCACGATGGCGACCCAAAATGCTAACGCCGTTGCTATTACGGGTGGCTCAATTACTGGAATCACTGATCTGGCCGTTGCCGATGGAGGAACTGGAGCGTCAACGCTTACGGGGTATATCAAGGGCGCTGGCACAGTTGCATTGACGGGTGTTGCTTCAATTCCAAGTACTGACATCACTGGCCTTGGCACTATGTCAACGCAGAGTGCCAATTCTGTTGCCATTACGGGCGGCTCAATCACTGGAATCACTGATCTTGCGGTGGCTGATGGCGGTACGGGCGCGTCTGATGCTGCTGGTGCCAGAACCAACCTTGGCCTTGGCTCCATTGCAACACAATCCGCATCTTCTGTAACCATTACGGGCGGTTCAATTACTGGGATCACTGACCTTGCCATAGCGGATGGTGGTACTGGCGCTTCTGATGCCGCCACCGCTCGAACAAACCTTGGCCTTGGCACGGCAGCCACAACAAATAGCACCGCATATGTACCCCAGACGGCAGTAACAGGATCAGCCGGAATCCCCACGGGGACACAGGCCCAGCGTGATGTCAGCCCAGCCGCTGGATACCTCCGCTTTAACACCACCGCCTCTCAATTTGAGGGTTACAGCGGCACTGCATGGGGTGCAATTGGCGGCGGCGGTGGGGCCACTGGCGGTGGGTCGGATGAAATTTTTGTTGAAAACGGTCAGGTCGTTACGACAAGTTATGCAATCCCAGCAAACAAGAACGCTATGTCAACTGGCCCAATTACAATCAACGCAGGAGCGACCGTAACGGTCACCGCTGGCGCAAGATGGGTGGTACTGTAAATGCCTATTACAATCAGGATTAAACTTCGTTACACCTACCCAGTGGAGTCCACAACATGAGCAGCATCGCACTTACCCCCAACGCATCTGGCACTGGCGCATTCACCATTGCATCACCAAACAGCAACACCAATCAGACACTGACACTGCCTGATGCCACTGGGACAGTCCTTGTTGGCGGCACGCCATCATCATCCACGACCAACACCGTGACGAATAAAATTGCGGTTGTGATTGGTGGGACGACCTATTACATTCTAGCATCAACAAGTGGGGTTTGATTTATGTCCACTGTAAGCGTTAATGCCATAGTAGACGCCTCTGGCGGTAACACGGCAACAATCAACGGCATCCCACTGCGTCAGGGCGTCTTGGACCCGCAAAACCTCATCATCAATGGCGCGTTTGACTTCTGGCAGCGGGGAACTAGCTTCACCACTGGTGTATATGGCGCTGATCGGTGGTTCAATGGTCTATCTGGAGGTACGGTTACGCAGTCCCGTCAGGCATTTACAGTTGGCGATACAATTGGCTCTACCAGCCCTACTTATTTCTTGCGGCAGAATGTGACTGGGCAGACAACGTCAGCGCAGTATGCCGTTACCACACAACGCATTGAAGGCGTCCGCAGCTACGCTGGCCAGACCATTACAGTTTTAGGCTGGGCCAAGCGAGCCACTGGTACGGGCAACATGGCCTTGGAGGCAGAACAAAGCTTTGGCACGGGCGGATCGCCATCGGCAAGCGTCACGTCTATTTCCCCGACCACCGTTACCCTGACAACATCATGGGCCGCATTTGCGGTCACCATGACCATCCCGTCAATTACGGGAAAAACGCTTGGCACTAACCTTAACGATTATCTGGCCATAAACTTCTGGGCATCCGCAGGCTCAACCCTCGACGCCCGCTCAAACTCCCTCGGCCTGCAAACCATCGCCGTTGACCTGTGGGGCGTCCATATCAAACTTGGAACTCAGACCACGGCGGCGGTTGACCTCTACAAGCGGCCTGAGCAAGGGCCAGAGTTGGAACGGTGTCAGCGTTACTACCAGAAATTATATCCACTTGCCGTAAACCCCGGTAATCCATCCGGAATGAATGGCGGCATTTACGATGGCGGCGGGTTTAGTAGCATTTCCCTTGTTAGAATCCTCCAGAGAATGAGGACGACTCCCGCCTACGCGATTTGGGATGATGCTGGGAATTCCGGCAAATATACCTTGAATGGGTCGACCCCCAACCAAACCCCGGTCGCGTTTGATAATTTTTCCGACTCCGGGTTTAAGCTTTTTACCGCTGCCGGGAGAATTTCGTTCTTCTGGGCAGCAGATGCGGAGCTATGATCATGGATATAACTGACGCCCGTTACACCGCTTCTGGCTCCATCACCGCAACGGTAGACGGTGTGGAGATGGCTATCCCAGCCGTGGGCGGAAACCGCCATTACGATGCCATGATCGAACGGGGCGTGGTCATCTCGCCTTACGTTGAGCCAACCAAGACAGCCGAACAGGTCCGCGCTGAACGTAACCAACTTCTGGCATCGTGTGACTGGACGCAGGTTGCAGACTCTCCTGTTGATCAAGCCGCATGGGCTATCTACAGGCAGGCGCTTCGTGATATAACGGGACAAGATGGCTTCCCCGCATCGGTAGTGTGGCCAATCTCTCCGAATGAGGTGATCTGATGTCAATCGTACTTGACGGAACTTCAGGTATCAACGCAAATACAGGTACTGTTGCTGATGCCTCCGGCGATGTCCGTAACCTTATAAACAACGTCAAGACGTCTGCGTACATCTTGGCGTTGGCGGATAACGGAGATATAATCAACATCACCACGGGAGGTGTGACGGTAAACTCTGGAATTTTCTCCGCAGGCAACAACATCACCATCTACAACAACAGTGCTTCGTCGCAGACCATCACCCAAGGCTCTGGCGTGACGCTGCGTCTGGCTGGATCGGCCACCACGGGGAACCGCACTCTGGCCCTGCGCGGCATCTGCACTATTATCTGCGTGGCATCGAATGAGTTTGTCGTGTCTGGGGCGGGATTGACCTAATGCCAAGTTCTGTAGGGTTGCTATCAAACACACCATTTTACGCCACTGGCGGGACAGTCACTGACACCAGTGGGTATCGCATTCACGTCTTCACTACTGTTGGGGCTGACACGTTTACGACCAACTTGGCCCAAGGCACGAAGACCATCGAAGTGCTGATGGTCGGGGGTGGCGGCGGCGGCGGCGCAAATGGTGGCGGCGGTGGCGGCGCGGGCGGTGTTGTCTACAATGCCGCCTTGAGTGTGGCGTCTGGGTTTACCTCGTACAGCTTGTCTGTCGGGGGCGGAGGCGCTGGAGCGACAACTAGCACTCCAGTCAATGGAACCCTATCGTCAATGACGGGACTGTCAAATGCGGTCGGGGGCGGTGGCGGGGCGTCAAGGCTTTCCCCAATAATCGCTGGCGGCAACGGCGGTTCTGGTGGCGGTGGCGCTGGACAGACAGCCCCCGCGTTTACCGCAGGAACTGGTACGGCGGGTCAGGGAAATGCTGGTGGCGCTGGAACTAACGATGGCGGAGCAAGCGGAACTGGCGGCGGCGGCGGCGGTGCGGGCGGCGCAGGTGCCGCTGGCGTACTCCTTACGGCGGGAAACGCTGGCGTTGGGACCAGCGCATACAGCGCTCTTCTTCAAATGGCTGGGTATGGCGTAAACGTATCTGGAACCTACTACATTGCAGGTGGTGGTGGCGGCGGCATAGTCGTGAATGGAACGCCGAAAGCTGGTGGTTCTGGTGGCGGTGGCGGCTTGGGTATAGCTGGAGTCGCAAACACAGGCGGCGGTGGTGGCGGCAATAATACTGGCGGTGGCACTGGAACCGCTGGCGGCTCCGGCATCATCATCATCCGCTATCTTCTGTAGTAAAACGAGGTGTAAAATGGACGTTCTGGAGTTTCTTATGAAGTGGGCAGTGGCTCCAGTCATTGGCTTTGTGTTTCTGATTTACAACAAGCAGCAGTCGCATGACACCGACATTGCTGTCTTGAAGGCCACCGCATCCGCCAACAAAGAAGCCCACGACCGTGAATTCAAGCAGATACAGGCATCGTTCCAGACCGTGTTTGACAAACTATCCAATATCGAGGAGGCGTTACGCAAATGATCAACAAGGCATCTATCGCGCTGATTAAATCCTTTGAGGGTTGCAGCCTAAAGGCGTACAAATGCCCCGCAGGCATCTGGACCATCGGCTACGGCACGACCGCCGCCGCTGGCGTTGGCGTTGTGCCTCACGAGGGGATGAAGATCACCCAAGCGCAGGCCGACCACTACTTCAATATCACCATTGAGAACTTTGCCACTGAAGTGGTGAAGATGATGACGCGCGCCGCCACCCAGAACGAGTTTGGGGCGTTTGTTTCTCTGGCCTACAACATCGGCCTTGGCGCGTTCAAGAAGTCGTCGGCGCTGCGTTATTTTAACGCTGGCGATCACGCAAAAGCGGCAGATGCCATCCTGATGTGGAACAAGGCCAGCGGTAAGGTTCTGGCTGGCCTTACGCGCCGTCGCATTGCCGAGCGTGATTTATTCTTGACCGAGTCTCTGGCCGTTGCCACGCGCACCGAAACCCGCGAAACGGTTGCCGCCCCAGACATGCCGCGCGACACGCCCGCAGAGTCCAGCACCATGCAGGCTGGCGCTATTCAGATCGCGTCTGCGGCTGGCGCTGGCATTTCCGCCGTTTCCGCTCTCAGCGGGACTGCCCAGATCGTGGCTATGGCTTTCTGTGGCGTGGTGGTGCTGGCCGCGCTGTGGATCATGCGTGAGCGCCTGCGCAAGTGGGCAGAGGGGGATCGTTGATGTTTGGATGGCTCAAGCGCGCCGCCCTGTGGGCCGCTGGCGCTATCGCGGTAATCTTTGCGGCGTGGATGGCTGGGAAGCGCGATCAGCGACAGCAGACCGCCCTGAAGGCGGCGGAAGGCTATGCAAAAACCCGAAAGGAAATTGACGATGTTGAAAACAATATCAGCAGCGATCCTGCTGTCCTTCGTGACTGGCTGCGTGAGCGTGGCAAGTAAGCCCGCAATCTGCGACGGAACCTACGCTGCGCGAACAAAACACGCGGCGGCTCTGGCCGAGGACGGCGGGGACGCCTCCATTGTAACTGGCGCAAAACTGATTATGATGCTTGACAAAGCCTGTAAATAGTAGGGAAAGACATATGAACCGCTCTGAAATTCTCGACACCGCCAAGGCATATGTCACCAGAGATAGGGCTGCCACGCATGGCGACATGGAGCGGAACTTTGAAACCATCGCGGCCTATTGGTCTATCCATCTGGACGTATACGTGACAGCGACCGACGTGGCCGTGATGATGGCGCTTCTGAAGACAGCCCGCATCAAGGAAAACGAGGGACACGCCGACAATTGGGTGGATGGCGCGGGATACTTCGCGTGTGGCGGGGACATTGCGACGTCTATTGGTTGAAACGAATATTTGGTCTATAGTGGCCCTGAAACGTAAGGTGGCATCATGGTCGGACTGACATACGAGACATACAAGAACCAAGTCGCGGAAATGGCGGTTGTATCACCAAATGATACAAACTTCCTGTCAATCCTCCAGATGATGATTGATTACGCCACCTTGCGCATCAACCGTGACTTGGACCTGATGGACACGTCAGCTTCCCTGACTGGCCCAAGCTACAAGTTGACGGCTGGCGACAGGAGGCTGTCATTCAGTCAAAATCTGTCTGATGGGTCGTATTTTGTTGTCAGCGAGCAGATCAACTTGATCTCCCCAGCGGGGCAGACTGATCCAGATTTAAATGAACGCATTCCGTTGCTGCCCGCGACAAAGGAATATCTTGACGCCGTCTTCGGCTCCTCTCTTTCCGCAAACAGGGCGCAGCCGAAATACTTCGTTCCGTTCAACGACACGCTGTTCTTGGTTGGCCCCGTTCCAGATGTTGACTATTACGTTGAGGTCGTCGGGACCGTCAGGCCCGCAATATTGGGGTTCACGCCGCAGATTACCTCGGCAATTCAGACCCTCACGAGTGGTTCCATTGTCTTCACGTCACCGCACGGCATCGCCAACGGGGCGCAGGTGACCCTGACGGGGTTTACGCCATCTACGTGGAATGGGACATTCACCGCGACCGTATCTGGTGATTCAGCGATCACGATAACACTGCCCAACTCCGTGGCATCCCCTACGGGTGCCACCGTCATCGGGTCGGCTGGAAATGGTAATGGCGTATCTTTCATCAGCCAGTATCTTCCAGACCTTCTGATCATGGCGTCAATGATTTACATTTCGGCCTATCAGCGGAACTTCGGACGTCAGTCCGATGACCCCCAGATGGCTCAAAGCTACGAGGGTCAATATCAGGCACTTCTCAAGTCCGCGACGGTTGAGGAGGCCCGCAAGAAATTCGAGGCTGCGGCGTGGTCGTCTCAATCACCCGCCCAAGTCGCATCACCGACGCGAGGGTAATACATGCCACACGCCAGCCTTAAACTGATCCCAGGCGTTGATCAGAACAGAACGCCAGCCCTTAACGAGGCGGCTATTTCCAACAGCAATCTGATCAGGTTTGTTCCAGATCGGCAGGGCCTTGGTCTGGCTCAAAAGCTGGGCGGGTGGACGAAGTTTGCCTCAACTCAGACGGCCATAATCCGCGCCCTTCACTCTTGGGCGGACACCAATGGCACGTCCTATCTTGCAATTGGCACCGAGCAGGCCCTCCTGTACGCCGAGGGAAACACCGATTCCGTTGATATTTCTCCAGACTATTACACGTACAACTTGGCCGTTTCCGCCCTCACCAACAACAACTCCGCCACGGTCCTGATCAACGACACAAACTCAAACGTGTCGTCTTTTGATGGCGTAAATATCCTGACACCAATCAGTGTTGGCGGCATTGTCCTGTTTGGGTATTACCCGCCAATCGCTGTGACCGATGACAGCTATCAGGTTGTCGCGCGAAACATCATTGGTCTTCAGACGCCAGCAACCAACGTCTTTTCCGTTACAGCAATCACGGTATCTGGGACGACCCCAAATTTTATTGCTACGGCCACATGCTCAACATCCAACCTAGTGGTGACAGTAGGGTCTACGGTCACGTTTTCTGGCGTCACCCCAGCGGGGTATAATGCCACATGGACGGTTTTGACGTCCTCTGCGGGGACGTTTACATTCTCAACTGGCGCGACCAACCTTGGCCCCCTGACGGTGGCTGGAACTTTTGTATCAACGTCGGCCACTGGTGGCGTCGTCCCATCCTTCACCACGGGGAGCGACCAGAGCAATGTTACTGTGACCTTTCCAAATCACGGCTACTCCGCAGGCTCTACATTCCCTATCCTTGTGCCAACGACGGTGGGCGGAATTACGCTATATGGCAACTATTTGGTCCTAGAAAGTCCAGCCCCGACCACAAACACCTTTGTAATTTCGTCCACATACTCCGCGTCTTCAGCCGCCACAGTGTCAATGAATGGCGGAAAGGCGCGGATTGAATATTACATTGGAAAGCAGAACACCCCAAGCCCCACGGGCTTCGGGGACGGGACTTACGGCTTTGGCGGTTTTGGTACTGGCGTAACATCAAGCGGGGGTCGTCAATTTTCCATTGCGTCAATCTCCACCGTCGGGCTTGTGGCGACAGTTACGATCAACCAAGAGATATTCATCGCCCCGACCTCTCAGTTCACAATCAGTGGCACGACAAATTACAACGGGACGTTCACCTCAACGGCGGCGACCGCTGGAGCGACAAGCACGTTTTCATTCCCCGTCCAATCATCTGCGGCGACAGAAACGTCCGGCACCGTTACGATGGTAAGTTGGGGATTCCCACCCGGTGTCTACGACACCGCTGGTAACAACATTGCGCCATTTGAGGTAAACGATTGGTCGCTTGACAACTGGGGCGGATACCTAATCGCAAACCCCGCAAAGGCGGGCATATTCTATTATGACCCACTCGGCGGCTCAAGACATGCCAATGTCATCCCATACGCCCCCAGCGTCAATGAGGGCTGCTTCGTTGCCATGCCTGAGCGTCAGATCATCGCCTACGGCTCCACGTTCAATGGCATCCAAGACCCCCTTCTGGTGCGCTGGACTGACATTGGCAATCTTACCAGTTGGGTGGCCACTGTCAGCAATCAGGCCGGATCATTCCGTATCCCGAAGGGGTCAAGGATTGTTGGCGCGATGCAGGGTCCGCAGCAGGGCCTGATTTGGACTGACACCAACCTGTGGTCAATGCAATATATCAACCTGCCTCTGGTCTACTCGTTCAACGAAATTGGATCGGGCTGCGGCCTTGTCGGTCGGAAGGCGATGGGAACGATGGGCGGCGTCGTCTACTGGATGTCGCAGAGCCAGTTCTACATGCTGGCGGGCGGCGGTGTCCAGCCACTGCCATGCCCCGTGTGGGACGTGATCTTTCAAGACATTGACACAGATTACTGGGGCAACGTGCGCTGCGCGCCAAACAGCCGCTTCGGTGAAATTTCGTGGTATTACCCAACCACAGGGTCAAATGGCGTCCCCACCAAATACGTAAAATACAACACGCTGTTGCAGCAGTGGGACTTCGGGACGCTGACGCGCACCGCGTGGATTGATCAGGGCGTCTTCGGGCCACCAATCGGCGCGTCGTCTGATCTGAATATCTATCAGCACGAGACATCAACCGACGCCAACGGCTTTTCGATGGACGCCTACGTTCAGACTGGTTACTTCGCGCTTGACGAGGGGGACTCAAAGTCCTTCATTGATCAGGTCTGGCCAGACATGAAGTGGGGCTATTACGGCGGAGCAAACAATGCCACGGTGCAGATCACGTTCTACGCGGTTGATTACCCAGGCCAAGAAGCCATCGTCTACGGCCCATACAACATCAGTCAGCAGACCGAGTATATCTCGCCGCGTATCAGGGCAAGGTTAATCTCAATCAGGGTCACGGGCGATCAGATCGGCACGTTCTGGCGGATGGGGAATATCCGATACCGCCTCCAACCAGATGGAAAATACTGATGGCATCTTTATCAGACATCCTTACCGCCGCAAAGAACGTGGTGACCTCGGTAAACCAGCTTGGACTTACCTACCTGAGAGTTCAAGGAACGGCTCGGTCTGTCACAATGACATCATCCACCCTCGTGGCGAGCGGTCAGGGGCGTATCGCATCTGTCAGTGTCGTCATTGCGGGAAGCACCGCCTGCGTGATCTACGACAGCAACAGCACCGCAAGCGCCACCAACGCCTTGGCTGCCGTAACAAACGCCATTGGCGTGACCGTTATCAACATGCCATACAACAATGGCCTCGTCGTCGTTCCAGGCACTGGCATGACTGTCGTCGTCACATATTCTGAGGGAGCGTAATATGCCGCTGAAACATGGATCGTCGCAGGATACTGTCTCCAGCAACATTTCCGAAATGGTCAACGCGGGCCACCCGCAAGATCAGGCCATCGCGGCGGCGTTGAATACGGCCCGCCAAGGCCGTGCGCGCGGGGGGCGGACGAGAGTCCACAAGGGGGCGATCCACTCCTCTGTGGCTGGCCGCACCGATCACCTGCCCATGCACGTCGCCTCCGGCTCCTACGTTATTCCCGCCGACATCATTTCAGCGATGGGCGAGGGGAACAGCATGGCGGGCTTCAAGGTGGCCAAGAACATCTTCTCGCACAAGGGGCCATACGGCCAGAGCGGTATGCCATACGGCGCGCAGGGCCTGCCCTACGGGGTTCCCGCGCCCCGCAGGGCTGACGGCGGTGAGGTTGAGTCTGTGCCTATCGTTGCGGCTGGCGGAGAATATGTGATACCACCCGAAGACGTCGCGGAGATTGGCAAAGGTGACGTTGATCATGGCCACAAGATTCTCGATGCCTTCGTAAAGAAAATGCGCCAGAAGACGATCAAGACCCTTCAGAGCCTTCCTGGCCCCAAAAAGGATTAAATTATGGATGAAATTACAGTTCGCCTCGGTGTCGCCGCAGACTTTGAAGAAATGATGCGGCTGGCTGTAGCCGCCACAGAGGAAAATGCCTTCGTCGTCCCAGATCTGGCGATGCTGGCAAACCAAGTGTGGGCCTCCCTAACCATGCAACGTGGCGCTGTTGGTGTCATAGGAAACAAAGTCGGTGGGCCGCTTGAGGGCGCGATCCTGCTGAACATCGGCCCCGTCTGGTATAGCGCAGAGCCAGTCCTTGAGGAAAAGGCAATCTACGTTGACCCAGAATTCCGTGCCGCAAAGGGTGGTCGGGCGCGCAAACTGGCGGAGTTTGCTAAGGTTATGGCGGAAAACCTTGAATTGCCACTCGCAATTGGTGTATTATCCAATGAACGGACCAAGGCAAAAATTCGCCTATACGAAAGAACATTCGGACCTCCCGCTGGAGTATACTTCCTTTACAACGCCAAGACTGGCATTCCGCCAGAAATCGAAGGGGAAACCTAATGGGCGGCAAGACAACGACTAGCACGAATACCGTAACCATCCCCAAGGAGGTTATGGATCGGTATAATGCGATCAACACCAAGGCCGAGGGTATCTCCAACAACCCGTTCCAGAAATACGGAACTGACGCCTCCGACTTTGTCGCTCAGATGAACGAGCAACAGCAGAAGGGTATCTCCGGCCTGAACGCCATTGCATCGTCTGGCCCAAGCTACAACACCGTTCAAAATTATCTAAATCCGTATCTGACAAATGTGGCCGACACCACGCGGAAGCAGATGGAGCAGGCCAACGAGCAGGCACAATCTGGCGCTCTCGGCACCGCCGCACAGTCTGGCGCTTTCGGCGGTGACCGCGCTGGCGTGGCTGCGGCAAACCTCGCCAACCAGCAGAATATGGCGATGGGTTCCACTATGGCGAACATCTACAGCCAAGGATTCGATCAGGCCACCAACGCAAACATGAATGACCTGAATCGCATGGCGGGCCTCGCGGGCAATCAGCTTGCGATGGGGACGCAGATGCAGCAGACCGAGCAGGCTGGCAAGGACGCGCTTATTAACCAGTTCCAGCAGGAGCAGGGCTACCCGTTCCAAGTGGCAAGCTGGCTGGCAAACATCGCCTTGGGGACTGGCGCTCAGTCTGGATCGACCACGACCGCAGTTCAACCCGCGTCCTTCTGGTCGGATCGCCGCCTGAAGCACGACATCAAGGAAATCGGCACGTCCCACGACGGGATGCCTATTTACACCTTCAAATACAAGGGTGACCCCCAAGCGCAGACCCATGTCGGTTTCATGGCCGACGAGGTTGAGAAGAAGCATCCAGAGGCTGTCGGCCTCGACCCCAGCGGCTACAAGACCGTCAACTACGACAAGGCTACCGAGAGCATGGGCGGCGGCGTCCATCCCCACCACCGTGGCGAGGCGTTTGCGTCGGGTGGCGTTGCGGGGCCGTATGGCTCCCCCGTAGGTTCGCAGCCAGGCTCTGCGGGATATGTGCCAGAGGGTTATCTGCCTGTTGGCGACGTGATGGTTGCCGATCCAAATTTCTTGAGCCAGCAGCAGCAGGGCTTGGCGGATATGTTGTCTGCCGCCGCAGGCGCAGGCAAAGACCTGAGCCAATTGAGCGACACCTTTGGCAAGAATGGCAAGTTCTACAAAATCTTTGACAGTAAAAAAGCCTACGGTGGCGGCGTCGATGGTGGTCTTATCCCCGCCCCAATCGTGGCTCAGGGCGTAGCGCCACAGCAGCACCGTGGATACCTTGACTCCATCATCGCCAATCAAGAGGCCAGCAAAAAGCAACCGACCCCACCCCAGTCCGCAGGTGGAAACGGTCAGCAGCAATCTGGCCTGAGCGATGTCGCCAGTACGCTGGGGTCAATTGCTACAATTGCATCCCTGTTCTCCGACCGCCGACTGAAGCATGACATCAAGGAAATCGGGAAGACCCACAACGGGCTGCCGATCTACACGTTCAAATACAAGGGTGACGACGCCCAGCAGACCCACGTCGGCTTCATGGCGGACGAGGTCGAGCGCAAGCACCCAGAGGCCGTGGGCCAATCCCAAGGATACAAGACCGTAGATTACAGCCAAGCCCACAAGTTCGCCAGTGGCGGCGTGGCGGGGGGGCGTCACGGGTATCAGACGGATGGCGCTGTTGACCCAGGCACGGAAACGCCAGTCTCTCCCTTCGCACCCAAAGAGTCAATTCGCCCAGTCGTCCGACCTGAGCCAAATCAAACACCAGTCGCCACGGGTGTCTCCCCGCTGGCCCCCACTACGTCCATTCGCCCTGCGGTAAGACCTCAAGGTCTGGCTGCGGCAGAAGTCCCCGTGGCGCAGACGCCAGTCGCCACGGACGTTTCCCCGCTGGCTCCCACCACGTCAATTCGCCCTGTGGTACGGCCAGAGGGACTTGGCGTTGCAACGGTGGAGCCTGCATCTGGTGACGATGCCGCTCGTGAGTTTTTTAACACGAAAATGCTAAATCAAGAGAGCGGAAATCGGCAATTTGACCCAAAGACTGGCGAGACAATCATGTCGCCCAAGGGGGCCGCTGGCATCGCTCAAGTCACCAAGCCGACTGGCCCAGAGGCAGCCGCTCTTGCAGGAAAAGAATGGGATGAAAACCGCTGGCTGAATGATACAGAATATAACAAGGCCATCGGTGAGGCTTACTTTCTTCATCAATACCACAAGTTTGGCTCCCTTGATAAGGCTGCCGCTGCCTACAATGCTGGGCCAGGAAGGCTTCGCAGGGCGATGGAGAACGCAGCCATTCACGGCGGCTCCTACATGGACTATCTGCCAGACGAGACAAAAAATTACATCAAAGCCACAACTGGATTGGGTGGGGATGTCGTTGGCGGCTTAGATGGCGGCAGCAGGCTGTCACTCTCAACTATGGACGGCGATCAACAGCCAGCGGGCGGCGTGAAGCCATACGAGGACCGCAACTGGCTGGGCAAGGTCATGCACAACCCAGAAGACGGCTCGATGAACAAGGACGCCATGCTGTCGCTGTTTGCGGGCATCGGGGATATGCTGTCGAACCCATCGCCATTCCTGCTGCCCACCATCGGCGCGGGTATGTCTGGCGCAGCCAACACCTACATGGCGCGCCAAGGGCAGTTGGCAAAAATCAATGAGACGAACATTGGTAACTTGGACAAACTATCCGATCTTTACAACAAGTTCATGTTCACAAATCCAGAATATGCTGGGATGACCTTGGAGGAGTTTGCTCAGAAAAATGGCTTGGGCTATATGCTTCCAAGCGGTGGAGTGTACGAAAGTCCAAGAGGGGCCGAAGGCAAACCCATTACCCTGCAAGACACTCGCGGATATGTTGATTCGGGTGATGGGATCAAAATTCCATTTATGAACGATTATGCGTCTCTGACGCGCGTTTCAAATGAATGGAAAAATGCCCCAGAAGGCTCCCCACAACGCAGGGCTGCCGAGCAGGCGGACGTCAAAATCAAAGAGATTGAGGCAAGCGGATACACCACTGGGATTGATGAAAAGACAGGCCAGACGGTCAATGTCCCAGTGGCATCCGCTCGCGCAAGGCTTGGCGCGGCCCTGACTGACCAGCAAAACGTGCAAAATACTCAAGATTTCCGAACTAAGGCCGCTCAGGAAATTCCGACCATTGGTCCGCAAATGGCTGCCGTTGATCGTCAGGCCAATATATACTCAACACTGGAGGCTGGCGCTCTCGCGGAGCCTACCGCGCAGATCAGCGCATTGGCCAGAGCATTGGGTATCAACTATGGCGATGCCACCAGCGCCGAACAGGCAGCATTGGTTCAGGAGGCCCTCAAAGAAAAAGCCCGTGGCGTGATCTCTCGCGGGGGAAGCGGTGAATCCACAGACTTTGCAAAGAGTTTTATTGATACGTCTTCCGCAGGCCCAAGCCTTCAGCCAGATGCAATCAAGAAACTTCTTGTGATTGAAAAGTCATCACTTATGAGGCAGCTTGATCACGACAGCCTTCATCAGGAATGGCAGGCTCAGGCTGAGAACCCTTACGACGTGAACGAATATGAAAAGTGGTTTGCTGAAAATCATCCACTTGATTCTTACACCAAGGGGGTTGAAGAAAAAATGCCAGTTTTTGCGGGTGAGACAGGTTCGGAGCAGAAACCTTATCCAAAGGGAACTCCGCCTTCTGAAATTGGAGTCAACAGATACTTCACTCTGCCAGATGGCAGCATTGGGCAAAGGCAGGAATAATGGCTGATCTCGATCAGGATGGTGAAATCCCATTCAAATACAGGGTTGTAACCCCAGACTCAAATCAGGCGGAAGTCCCCCAAGACGCTGCGCCTGATTTCAAATATCAAGTCGCAAAGCCAGCGCCCCCACCGCCACGCCCGTGGTGGGACAGTGCGGATGTTGCAAAGAGCGGAGGCACTGGTTTGGTGCGTGGGATTGTTGGTGCAATTGACTCGGCGCTCACTGGCGGCAGGCCATCCCCTCAAGATTATCCAGCTTGGGATTCCAGCAAAACCAAAGAGGAAAATTTTGCCGCCATGCGGCCAGCACTTGAGGCAAGTGCGAAACCTCTATCGCCAGTTACTGACCTCTATCAGGAGGCGATGCCTGGGGTTATGAATTACAAGCCCACATCAACCGCTGGCGGATACGTCCAAACTGGGGCTGAATTTTTCCCTGGGATGGCGCTCCCCGCTGGCAAGGGAAAACTGCTCGGCCCCGCACTCACAAGGCTTGCAAGAAACGTTGTTGCGCCAGCTATCACAAGTGAAACGGCTGGCCTCGCGGCACAGAAACTTTTCCCCGATAATGAAAGCGCCGAGGCGTATGCGCGCCTTTTTGGGGCATTCGCTGGCGGACCCCTTGGATCGGGATTGGAGACTGGAATTCGCGCCGCGACATCACCGTCAAAGATTGACCCTATGATTTCCGTCTTGAATCGAAGTGGCGTCAAAACTACTGCGGGAAATGTCACACGGGATCAGCAGCTTTTGTCCAGAGAGGCTCAGGCTCCAAGGACCGCACAAATCTTAAAAGACCAGCCGATCCAGTTCCGCAATGCAGTTTTGAAAAATGCTGGCGTTGCAATTCCAAGTGAGGCGCAGACCGTAAACGAAGTCCTTGAACAGGCGCGCAGGCAGAGTGGCAGCACATATTCCCGCGTGACGCAGGGACTGAACATTGTGCCGTCCCGATTGAATTCCGCCAAGATGAAGAACATAGCTTCAACGTACTCCACAGACGTCGAGGCTGGCCTACAATCTGGGACAATTTCCCATATTCAAAAGGCCGTTGAAGATTCATATTTGACTGGGAAGCCAATACCAGCGAAGCAGCTTGGCCTCTGGCGTAGCGCCGTCAGCGCCGCGACTCGCTCACCATCTGCGGTTGCGCGTCAGTCAGCAATTGAAACTCTAAAAGTACTTGACGATGTGGTGGGAAGGTCGCTTGCCAAAGCTGGTCGCGCTGATGACATAAAACTTCTTGGAAAGGCCCGCTCTCAGTATCGTGATGTCCTTGCCATAGAGGGGGCGCTCCTGAAGGCTGGAAAGATGGGCGATGAAGGTATGTTCATGCCAAAGCATTTGGTTGGTTCTTTGACGAATCAGGGAAAAACAGCCTTTATGCGTGGCCGTCGAGGTGAAATGGCGGACCTTGCCCGTGCTGGCCGTGCGCGCCTCACTCCACTTGAGGAGATACCCCAGCCAAGTGTAAGCACGACGGGGAGAATTATTGGAAATGCGGTTGATGCTGGTGCTGCCCTTCTGGGGTATCAGTTGGGAAACAAGATATTTCCACAGAACCCTTGGCTTGCTGGGGGCGTGGGTACAGCCACGGGCGCGGCATCTAGGTCTGCCCGTAATGTCGCTGGATCAGCATATAGAAATATCCTTGCCTCTGAGCCACTTCAGGGCGCTATCAAACGTCTTTCCCAAGTTCCAGCAAGCGGGGCAAGCCCTATTACGGGCGGCGTAGTTGGAGCGGCGGTCACCCCCATAGACCAACGCATGGGCCGCAAATCTGGCGGCAGGGTGGGCGGACACGAGGCCGAGGCAGACCAGTTGGTTTTGGCCGCAGAGCGTGCTAAGAGGGGCCTGAGCGCCCACACAGAGGGGCTGCTTAACACGCCAGACGACACCGTGGCCAACGCTCTGGAAATTGCGAATAGGAGCATCTGATGGCAACCACAAATAAGGGACTGAACCTTCCATCGGTGGGGGCAACGGCATGAGATGTGCCGCTGAATGCAAATAGCGACATCTTGGATAAGGCATTCGGATCATTCACCACGATTTCCTCAACCAGCGGTGTGACGAGCCTTACCCTTGATCAGGTGCAGAATATGTGCATCAAGTCCACCACCAGCGCGTTCCTTGCAAATGTCACATACCGCATACCCAGCGGTATCGCGGGCCAGTGGGTGGTCCAAAACCAGTCTGGCAGCAGCGCATTCACCCTTACCGTCAACAATGCGGCTGGTGGCACGTCCGTGACAATACCAATCGGCACAGTCCGATCAATCTACTCGGACGGCACGAATGTGGTTTATGCCGATACGCCATCCAGTGGCGAGTTTGTGAATGCGACTGTCAGCGGAACCCTAACGGTTGGGGGCGTACTTGCTCTAAGTGGCAGCGATCTTGATGGTGTCGCCACTCAGCTTGAGGCGTTGGATGGGTCTGATAACACGCTTGTGATGACGCCACTAAGGACGAAGCAGGCTGTTGGAGTATCGAACAGCCCATTCGTGAAGACTGCCATAAATGCCTCTGGGGATGCGCCAATATTCGCGTGTCGCGCATGGGTTAATTTTGATGGAACCGTAAACCCACCCACAATCCGCTCCAGCGGTAACGTATCCAGCGTGACAAGGTCGTCAACGGGTCTTTACGTTGTAAACTTTTCCACCGCCCTTCCAAATTCAAATTATGCGGTGGTCTACGGCGGGAACCAGTCTGTGAATGGCGCTGACACGACGCGGGCAGTCATATCGTCAATGTCGTCCACGACCACCAGCCATACGCTGCAAACAGGTTCTGGCGCGTCATCTGGTCGCTTCAACTTTGCCTTGGTTTCGGTTGCAATATTCGGTTAAGCCTGAAAAATCCCAATGAGGTAGATTGATGACTACAAATAAAGGACTGAATAAGCCGCTTGCGGGTTCGACGGGGTGGAATACTCCCTTGAATGATAACGCCGACATCCTTGATCGGGCGCTGGGTGATTACGCCCTTGTCTCTGGGACCAGCGGGACCATATCCCTTTCCACCACTCAAGTGCAAAGCCTGTGCTTGAAATCCGACACAAGCGTATTTCTCACTGACGTGACGTTTGAAATACCATCAACCGTGGCGGGCCAGTGGATCGTGCAAAACCAGAGCGCGACCAGCAATTACAACTTGATCGTCAAGAATGCCGCCAGCGGCACAAGCGTATCAATTGCAAGTGGCCAGACGCGCCTTGTATATTCCGACGGAACGAAGGTGTTTTTCTCCAACGATCAGTCGGTATTTGCCTTGCAAACCCTGCAAGTCGGCAACGGCTTCACCACGTCTGGGGCGTCATGCTCTGGCACCAATGCGACAATCACTTTCTCTGGTGGATACCTGATCGCCGTTGGTCAAGTCATCAGCGTCACGGGCGTCACGCCTGCGGGATACAATGGCGTTTGGACGGTGACGGCATCTTCTGGCGGCTCGGTGACCTTCGTCGTCCCATCCACCCTCACAACGCAGACAGTTGCTGGCTCCATTTATTATGGCGCGATTCTGGGATCAAACTTGAACCTGTCTGGACGGGGCGCTGTGTCTGGCGTGGCAACCCAGTCGGAGGCAACCACGGGGACTAACAACACCACCCTGATGACACCGCTTCGGACATTTGAGTCAATTGGGGCTGGCGTTACCACCGCACTGGTCCAGTCCAAGATCGCTGGCGGAACCCTTGATGCCGTGGGGACATATGCGTTTTTGGGTGCGGACGTCACCCCCATAAACCTGAACTTGGGAACCAATGTCGCTGGCAGCAGCCTGAAATACGCATCGCTCAGATTGGAGTATTACAGCGGCGGGACGAGCGCAGCGCAGCTTAACTTCAACGCATCCTCGCCAACTGGAACTTGGAAGTTGATGGGGGAAACCTTCACCACAGCCAGAAACAATTTCACAAGCCTATTCTTGAAGGTAGCAGGATAATGGAATATCGCAACGCAAAGCACATAGGCCAGAACCGCATCGACTGCGAGATCAATCACCCAGACCTTGGGTGGATTCCATTTACCTGCGATGCTGCAAAAGCTGGCGAGCAGTTTGACAACAAAGAGCTATACGCTCGCCTTGAGGCAGACCCAGACACCGCCCCATACGTCCCGCCGACGCAGGAAGAACTGGATGCGATGACGGCGAAGCAGGTACGCAGTCAGCGCAATTTCATCCTAGCAACCGAAGTTGACCCTATGGTAAGCAACCCGCTCCGCTGGAATGCACTGAGCGCAGATCAGCAGCAGGCGTGGGCAGACTACCGCATCGCCCTTCTGGACGTCCCGCAGCAGGCTGGGTTCCCCAATGACGTGGTTTGGCCTACTGCCCCGTGACGATGAATAGCCCCCCTCTGGGGGCCAGGGTGCAGTCCATTGCGCCGTATGGGATTTCATCAACCACCGCGATGGGAAAGTTGATCCTGACTGTCGCGGCGTCACGGCTGGTCTTGTATACTGACGTCTTTCCCTCGGCATGAAAGTCAAATGCCAAGACTTTCTTGGAATTCATCAAAATATCTACTCGATCACTGTCTGGAACCATCCCCTTGGGAATGATGATATACGCGATCCGTGGATGCTTCGCGCTGCGTGTGATGGTCGCCACCGTCTTTTTCTTGGTCATCAGTCCGATACCTTGACCTTGCCGATGTGCATGGTGTTCAAGACGATCTCGCCAACGCTGTAAAACCCGCCACTCTGGTTCTTGTAGAACTCTTCGACCACAATGAAATCAACGTCATTCAGGGTTTCGTGAAATTCTTTTAGGGACACGGCGTGATGCTCACCGATGATTTGGTGAATGGAGTTGCCGCTGCGCGATGGCATGTTCATGGTAATGTAAAATCTCATTTCGGATTCCTCTGTTTGTGAATCCGCCACACTTCATCTTCAACGTGGGGCCGGATGGATTCGGGCAGCTTTTTCAGGGCTGCCTGCCTCGTAATTTTGTCTTTCATCTTCAGGATGGAAACTGCCGCATCATAGATATGTTTGCTGCACACAGACTGGATCGCCGCATCCTCGTCTTCCAGCCTCACAGCGCCCGTCAGGACGCGCCTGACACGTTCACTGGGCTTTAGCATCAGACCACTCCAGAAACGCCTCCCACGCAGCGTCAGCCCCCAATGCGACACACACGAAGCAACCAGCCGCCTGCGCCGCGCTCATATAGTCTATTTGCGGCTTGTGCAACGACGACAGGGTGTGGTTCCTGCGCTTCAGTTCGCACACAAAGCTGGGGCTTGATGGGATGATGATGTCAGTGGCCCCCGTCACCATGCCCTCGGCCTTCTCCTTGGCGGCTTGCAGGTGGGTCCGCTTCCCCTCATTGCGTGGGTGGAGCGCAATCTTGCCATACTGCGGATATTGCTTCCGAAGGCGGGCAAAGAAAGTCACCTGCTCGGCAGCCTCGGAGGCGCATGGCCCCCGAAACTCCATGTCGCCAAAAATCCTAATGTCCGCTGGAACTTTCATCTGGAACCTCATTGTAAGCCAAGATGCTGTAGAAGCCACTGTCAGCATCTTTTATGTATGTAATCGTAAGCGGTATACTGCCCTTGAGTTCGTTAAAGAGGGACTTTTGGACCCTAGCCTTGTGGAACGTCGGCTCTTTCAGCACCCAGAACGAGAATGACCTATATGGGGTCACAACGTCAACCCTGCGCGTGGCCTTTCCAGAGTGGGAAATGTGGTCACGCTCTCTCCACTCAACGACCTTGTCCGTCTGGCGTCGGGTGGGGTCTTTCTTCAAATTCTTGAAGTCGATTGCCAGCTTCTGGTTCGGGTCAACGATCTCGGCCTTGCATCCCTCGCAATATCTGGCCGCGATGTCATTTTCTGTGTCGCACAGGCCGCACTTTTTGAATGTCCATCGGTGGCGGCACTGGACCTCATTTCCCGCCAGATTGACTGTTGATCGGCAGCGGCGACCGTAATGCGCGGGCATCGGCCCCCACTCTGTTTCGATTGGGTTCCCGTCAAGGTCCAAGAAATGTCCGAAGCGATCTATTTTGAAGCCTTCGTTATTCGGCCTTCCTGAAAATAGATTGTCCGCGCCGCACAGGGGGCATTCCGCCTTGATCTCTGACTTCTCGCCCCCAACGACCGAGACGGAGATTTCAGGGCTGAATATGTCGCCATCTGGGCAGTGGCGCTCGATGTTTTCGGCATAATCCATGATCAGGCAGTCTATCTTGCCATCCGCCACCCGCAGGCCACGGCCAATCATCTGCTGAAGCAGGCCGACGCTCTCAGTGGCCCGAAGTAGGGCCACGACATCAACGTGCGGCGCGTCAAACCCCGTGGTGAGGACTGACACGTTGACTAGATACTTGACCTGGTGCGCCTTGAAGCGGCGCAGGATGCTGTCCCGCTCTGCCTTTGGCGTCTCACCCGTCACCAAGGCCGACAGGATGGGCGGAAGGCTCGCCATGACCTCTTCGGCGTGTTGGATGGTGGCGGCGAAGATCATCACGCCACGCCGATCAGATGACCGACGCACGATGTCCGCCACGATCAGGGACGTCTTTCTGCCGTGACCGTGGTATGCCATATCAACGTCGGCGCTGTTGAAGTTGCCAGTCCTGTTGATTTGCATTTTCAGCGTCTCATAGCCGTCAGCGCCAGTCTCGGAGATCACGGGCTTGGTCAGGAAACCTTCATCAATCAACTCGCCCGCCCTGATCCTGTGGACACAGGCCGCGAAATACGGATTCTTGGTCTGCCATTCCGCCACAGGTGACCCATCGGGCCACTTGTTGAAGATGTACCCCGTGTTCATGCGGTATGGGGTGGCCGACAGTCCGATCACGCGCAGGTTCTCATTGGCGTCCCGCATGGCATCTATGATAACCTTGATGGTGGGTGTCAGGCCGTGACATTCATCAATTATCACGGCGGCAAAGTTCTTCCCGAA